CCCCCCCCGATAGAAACATAGGCTGTTCTCCGGGAATTGAGCATCATATCGACCGGCGACCCGCAGTTGATGCAGTTATTTGTCACAACCTCTGCTGTCTCGTTGGTGTAATACTTGTAGTGTGATCCGCACTCACAGTCAAGAAACATCCGGCGCAGGTCTTTCAGTTTTGTTTTGCCGCCGCACTCATCACAGCGGTATTCATCAATAGGCTGCTTTGCGCAGAAGCCGCGCGTCTCTCCGCAATGTTCGCACTTGATAAACAGAAACCCTTTATACTTTCCGTCCGCCGGTTTGTATACCGCTCCCCCTGTTTCGTTCCATGCCCGTTTCTGTTTCTGCTCAAATTCTTCTAAAACTTCTCCAAAACCCCGTGTCTCCGCTTCGTCCTCCGGGAGCGATAATTCCTCCTGCTTTTCCTCGTTGCTCTCCCCGATCCCAAGAAGATAGTCTGTTGTGGTATTAAGGGCCGTCGCCATATTTGCAACGACCGGCCCTTTCGGCGTCCGGTCACCCCGGATATACCGCGACATTGAGACTTCTGTTATTCCGATACGATCCGCAAGCTCTCTTTGGGTAATCCCAAGCTGCTTAAGCAGTCCTGCGATTCTCTCTCCGAGGTCTTTTCCGTCTACGTGTTCCAGCGCCGCCGCGTCAACAGCAACTTTTGATTTTGCATAATCCGGTATCTTTTCATCTCCTTCATCCTCTAATTGCTGCGCCAGCCCAAGCAGGTAAATGACGCTCGTCTGTGACAGTTTGAACGTAAATTCTCCAAGTGCCGTGTTGACTGATAAATTCATTTCTTAATCCTCTCTTTGTTGTGTCCTCTGATTTTTGTGTTATATTCTTCAAAAGCCTTTGCGCTCTTGAAAACAGCTTTGTTGTTCACCCAGCGCGCGAAATACTTTGCTTCCGGTGTTGGGTCGAGATTATTTTCAAAATCTCTGTATGGCTGCGCGAACGGGTTCATTCCTGCGTCGCGCAAAGCAATTACGCGTCTTTCCGCAGACGGGATGTCTTTCACGAGGACGTACACAAATAACCGCCATGGTTTTACGCCGTGTCTCGAAAGCAGCTTCGCCTTTTCCAAAACCACATCAAGCATACCGTCGGTGTCGCAGGCCGTTCGGATATACTTTATCCATTTAAGCCCACCCAATATTTCTGCGATATCCGGCGTAATCAACCGAGCGTCTAATCCCTGATTGAAGTCTACGCGCACATTCTCCCCGACCATATCCCGCATTTGATCTATCCCGTGCTGGCAGGCAAGCACATTGTTGTCCATGAAAACTATATCCCTGCTGTCCTTGCGTTTGATCTCCCGCCATGTAAGATAAGGTTTTACCCCCCCCCTCCTTCCTCGGAACAATGCACCACGGGCATTTTCTGATACACCCGCGCGTTAAAAAACCTATAGCATAGTCACAATCAGGATAGATGCTGTAGTCCGGGTACATCGCATCTATCTCGTCTGGCAGTGTGTCATATATTCCGTATCCCGTTCCTCCGCGTATGGTATTCTCCGGCAAATATGGATCTTCTGGCGTGAATGTAAAAACCTTCGAACTATATACTTTGTCGTAGCGCATGAGCGGCATAAACCACTCCACTGAGTCCCCTCTTGCCTTATGCCAGGCGGATATCTTCATAAGCGCATAATTCGGAAAGCCCGTATTATCGCTGTCGTGTAATCCAATAATCATTTTATATCTGATCCAAAAAATCTTTCAGCGTCCCTGCTCTCAGTAGCTCTTTGATGATATCGTTGACAATATCCAGCACAAGGCTACCAGGGACGTTTTCGTCTAAATCAGGATGGCAGATTCCATGGTGATACATAAAATCTTCCAGCTTCTTTTTTGTAATATGGTCATTGCGCGCTGCGTCTGCTATCCCAAGAGTTTCAATAACATGATCTGCGCTGAACACCTCAAAAATATTATCCCGTGGCGAAACACCAAACACTTTATACTTCTGCTCGTTGCTCATCATGGATATTCTGTAAGCAACATCCCATGCTTCCCTCAGTCCATCCGAATATGTTTTTGTTGTATCATTCATCCTATTTCCCTCTCTTCTGTCTCTGTAGCATCCAGCTGCCTGCCGCAGGCTTGACAATATATCAGGTAATCACTCCCGCTCTCTTCGTACAATATCCTCTTTATCCTTCGTTTTCCTTCTTCTCCGTTTCGTTTTAGCGGATATACCGCGCCGTAACTACCGAAATATTCAATAACCAACTTCCCGCCACAGTAACGGCAGATAATTTTAGCCTTGCCTTTCATTTGTTGAGTGCCCATAACTCGCGTTGTATCCCGCTTCGTGCATCATGTCGCGTACTGCTTTCAAATCCGCCTTTGTGAGCGGCTTATCTTTGCGGATCATCACGACTCCGTTTTCATTCTCTGCCGGATATCCACGCTCTGTAAGATAAGCGGCAAATTCAGTCTTTGTCATATAGTTCCTCCATCAAATCGAACACGGTTATCTGCTTGTACTTCTCGGCTCCTACTTTCGGTTTCTTTGCCTTATCCTCGCCCATCCGGTACGGCCACAGCTTGCAGTTCTTTATCTCGCAATTCCGCACCTGCTTTCTGCTGCCGCCGCTGCATTCAAGGCAATTCGCCCGGATCGCTGCAAGCAATATCCTCGGTGTTGGCTGTTTATTCATCACGCATGCCCCTGTTCAAACGTTGCAGAGTATGCTTCCCATGCTTTCTTCGCTTCCCTCTCCAATTCCACGCCTTTTTGTACTACTTCCGGCGGCAGTTCCCCTATTTTCATTCCCTTATAAGGCTCAAGTAGCTTTTCGTATTCCTTAACGGCATCTATATATGCTTTCCCTTTTGCTTCGTCTTCGTCTATCTTTTTCCGCCGCCTTTTATCAGCCACTTCAATCAAGCGTCTTTCGAACCAGAATTTAGCTGACCAATCGCGTTCAAGTGCGCCCTTGATACAATAAATCAGTTCTTCTTTTGTCAGGTCGTTTAGGTTTTTTATTCCTACATCGTTAAATTCTTGTATTTTCATGATGTCGGCTATCCTTTCTTTTCAATCCATTTCCCGCAGCATGCAAAAGATATCACACTCCGGCACTACTCCGGCATTTTGCTTCCCCCTGCCTTCTTCCAGTTCGTCTAAATAGCATTCCTTTAAAATGCTATGTCCGATTTCTCTTTCAAGTGCCGCCCTCGACTGAAATACATCGGGGAAATCTTTCCTGATTTTATTCCAGTACCCCATGCCGCCCTTTACGCACCCGATACAATTATTATTGTTATATCCGAGATCGTACATGGCTGGCCTTTTTATTCCGAGTTCACTAAGTATATAGTGTGCAGCCTCTTTGGAAATGTTCTGGTCGATCAGTGGAAATTCGTGTGAAAACTGCGGCATTCCTTCTTGTAACCGTTCTGCTCTTTTTATCTCCGTTCTATCCATTCCCCATACATACGCCAAATGTGTGTCGGCGTGCTGTGCTTCCCATTCCTTGCGTACCCGCTTCTTTAGCCAAGCCGTGCATGGAGCAAACCCGCCTTGTAGCTTGATTACCCGCGCTGCCCTTATAGCATTTTCAACGTTCCGATATGGGCTTTTAAGGATCGTAACCGATTTTCCAATCACCCGTTCACAATCACCAATAAACCTCATACTGTCAGGGTGCTGGTCTTCAACGTCAATGTAAATCCATTCGTCAATATCTTTCGCGAGGTATCCGGCAATAAAGCTGCTTACCCCTGCTGACATCCAACATACTTTCAACGCACCACACTACGTTATCCGTGAGCGTGGCAATTACTCAAGCTCTATCCTCGTGGGTTTTATCCCTAATAGCAAAACTCATAATTTTACGCGGCTTGTTAGCACCTGGCCGCAACCCGGTTTCACCGGGATAGCGTTAATCCTTTCTCCTGTTTGTTTCAGGTTCCTCATACTCGTTGCATACTTCCGGTATGCACATACACTCGTCGTACTTGTCAAATCCTAACGGGCATTTATCAATGTCGTGCGGAGATTTCCCCGCTGCTTTGCACACGGCATTGTCTGGCAGACACATGATAATCTGGCCGTCTTTTGTATATATATCCAATATTCACACCCTCCTGTTCCATTTTTCCACGGCTGCCTTTATGGTTTCCGGCTGCCCTATGAATGCCCCGCCCGTAAATTCAAGCTGGCATCCCCGTTTGTGTTTCCTGATCGGTACAGGATCGTACCGGATTGTCCGGTAGTCTATCATAAGGGTTTCTTCAAGCTCCATCCCGCACCCGCAGAACGGGCAGGGCAGCATATTGTTTACCCTTATCCTCTTCCCGCGCTCAATCATGGTCATTCGCCTGATCCACTCTTCAGCGCTCCTGCTGCCGGTGTGCGGTTTTGCAAGGATTTTCAGTGCCGTCACCGCGTCGTGCCTGTCAGGCAATGGCATGTCGGATTCTTCTACGGCCCGTATCAGGTTTTCGTAAAAAGCCTTTCTGTTTTCTGCTTCCTTCCATCGCCTGTCGCCCTCCATCCTCATTCCGGTACCTCGCCGTACTCACTGATCGCAAGCCGGATTTCCGGTGCGATATGCTCCTTGAAAATGGCAACTATGCGTTTCTGCCATGCCCCGTATTCTTTCTTGACCAATTCCCACGCGCAATCTATTCCCATGTTGTTGTCGGAATTCCAGTTGTCCAGAATGAATTCCGCTATGCCTGGTTCGTCCGACAGGTCATATTCGGAAAACTCACTTTCCAGACGTTTCACGGCCCTGTCGATGAATAGCCTGTTTTTCTTTTCATCCTCGTTATACTCTGCATCTTTCAGATATTCCCTCACTGTTGCAATGGTCGCTTCTACATTGAACTCCTTCGGTTTTCCGCATAACTTACCTAACAGATAACTGTCTGTCATATTACCGGCAAGCAGCTTCAGAAAGTCTATGCCGCGTTCCGGCCAGCGGTACGCGTAATTTCCGCAATCGCTCTGTATGTTGAGCAATCCCCTGCCCGGATCAAGGTCAAATATCGCCCAAAGACAGGACCCGTAATGCGGATCGCCCGGCTCCTGGCGGTAAATAAAGCGCAAGATTCGTGGCATGTCGGTTGTTACTTTCATGGTGTTTGCTCCTTTCTTCATAGTGTTTCGTCGTTATCTATCACGCTTTGCTTCGCCGTGCCAAGGATCGACGGCGGCAATAGCTTTCTCTGGCATAACTCGCAGGCGTAAAGGTCGTCAATGCTACACTCGTCCTGCTGTTCCTCGTCACATATCTGCTTACACAGTTCGCTCCACAGCGTTTCCGACACTTCGCATTCGTCATAATATTCGTCGAAATTGTATTCGGAATTATATGCGTCAAGCATTGCGTCACAGTGAATATGTCGCCGTAATGTTCTGAACCCTTCATCGTGCTTGTATGTCTCATGGATATACTCGCACCCCGGCAATATGGCTTTTCCGCATAGCTGGCATTCGTATCGCTTCCGTGCCTTTCTCTGCTCGATCCTCTGTACATCCACCATCGGCATACCTCCATCAGCAAAACGGCAATTCCTCGTCAATGCCTGGAGGAATGTTCATAAAGCCGTCAGTGTCCACCGGTGCGGGCGGCGGCGCGGCCTGCTGTGTCTGTTCCTGCTGGTCGTCCGATTTGCTGGAAAGATATTCGATCCCGTCCGCCGGAACTTCAAGACTTGCTCTCGCTTCGCCGTTCCGGTCCGTGTATGCTCTGGCTGATATGGTACTTGCCGTTATGCAAACTTTGCTTCCCTTGTGCAGATACTTTGCCGCGTTGTCTGCCTGTTTATTCCAGCATGATACCCTGTAATATTCTGTCGCTTTCTGTCCTCTTACTACCCGATTTACCGCAACGGTAAAATTGCATACCGTCTGTTGTCCGTTTGCCGTATCTACAAAACGGGTCTCCGGATTTGCGGTCAGATTGCCGATAAAAACAAGACTTAACATTGTGATACTTCCTCCTGTTCTTCCCTCTGCTTAAAGTCTGTGCAGAACGGTATCCCCATATAGTTTTCATCTATGCTGATTGCATGGGTCCCTATTGGCCATACATTTTCACACATACCATCCTCGCAGTGTTCGCAGTCTTCAACTCCGCAATATACCAACATTTCGTTCCCTTCCTTCTATTCCGGCGCGCCATACATATCGTGGTTCACTTCTGCGGTGTAATATCCGTCAATAGTCGCCGGTGCATTAAACAGCGTAGCCATGAGGTATTTTTTGATATTCCCAACCTTTGTTGTGTTGTTTTTAAGGCAATGCAGCGCATACTCGATGTGGCTGTATTCCAGTTTCAAAAGCCTGCGTTTTACAATCTCTGCCGGATATCTGTTGCCGGATACAACTATTTCGTCAGACCTGGAAAGAAGCTGCTCTACAATCAGGTCAACCATGTTGTCGATCATGCGAATGTCGTACGGGTTTGTTATGAGCAGATCATCATAACCGATATTCCTCTTTATCCGCTTTTCATAATCTTCTATGATTGTCTGATTGATAGTGGTCGATATCATATCTCCATCTGATCGCATCGTATCTTCGTCTGGAAGCCCGATAGGATTAGATAAGATTAGATGTTCTCCCTCTCCATTTATATTTTTCTTTTCTTTTTCTTTTTTATTTTTTTCACTATAAGAAAGAAAGCCAGAATCGGGTGCAGATTCGCAGTCGATAACGACGCTATCGGGTACACCATCACCTACACTATCACCTACACTATCGGGTGCAGATTTGTGGTCGATAGACGCTTTATCGGGTGCGATTTTGCTCCCGATGTGGATACCGTATGCGTTTTTGCCTGCGGTCGTTCTGCTATCGGGTACAATTTTGCACCCGATCTGTTTGAGATAAAAAAAGCGGTATGACGGGTCGCGCTTCTTGCCATCACCTTTTTTAAAGCCAATCAATCCGCGCTGTTTGAGACTGTTTCTCAAATTGCGAATCGCTCTTTCGTCAAAGCCTGTCCAGCTGTTAATCTCAGAATTACTTACTGGGAAATATGTCTCGGGCCAGTCCTGGTTCTCGCTTGCCATTGCATACTGATTCACGCAGTAGAATAATGCTATGTAGAACATTCTCTCGTAGCTACTTAACTTATTTCGTTTTGAGTATTCCATTAACAACCGGAATTGCTTAATAAAATTGACATTCATAGTGGTGTGGCCTTTCCGTTATTCGCTCCGGTGCAGGCTCCTTTCCGGGTCAAAACCGTCAGGATACCTCCTGCGAAGTTTCTCTATATTGTGTCCCATAGCGTCTTCAAGCGTTACGCCGCAATGAATTTCCAGAATATCGCGGATCGTTGACATGATGCCTACAATCTCTGCTTTTGCCGACGCTTCCAAAAAATGTCTGCCGATCTCCCTTCCTTCGGCGGGTATGCCGTCAAATAGATACATGGCAGGTCTTGTAGCCATCGTGGCAAGGCGTGTAACCGTGATTTCAAGCGGTGTTTCCTCGTTGATCTCCCGCATATCTTCAAAGAAGAAGTTCTTTTCCAGAAACAGTGCGGCCATGAAGTCATTCATTCCGGTTGCCAGTTCCGCGCAGTACCAAAGCACGTCACCGCATTCATCAATCAACTTGTCCTTCGGCAGCTCCGCATGATCCCCGCTCTGAAACTTCCATTTCTTCACGATATCAACAATCTCTCCTGTCTCACCGATAAGCCCCATGCACCCGTTAAGCTGCCTATCGTGCCCTTCCGGGCTTGTCCGCATGGCAAGCCCTTGGTAGTCTTTAATTTGCATTATCTTCCTCCATGATCTTTACCTTTTTCCCGCAATGACAGCGCGGCGTGTTTGATTGATATGTAATAATTTCTTCCGTTTCTCCGTCCGGCTCCTTGTTTTCGTCAAAGATAAGGCTTTTAGCTGTGCGAACTCTCAAAAAGTACCTGTCTACCCGCCCGCACTCAGGACATATTATCTTCATGGATCTATTCCTTCACTGTGATTTTTATTGGAATATCCGTTCTTCTATTCCAGACATTGACCGCTTCAACCGGCGTTCTATAAAAGTCCGTCACGCCCGCCTGGTTCGTGCCTATCATGACGTGGCACTCTTTGCAGGCGATGCCATAACACGGAATCCCGTTCGCTTCGTTTGTCGGTGCAATGATAATCTGCGGCTTTCCTCCACAGAATGGGCAAGGAAGTAATACTTCACTGATTTTCATGATCTGCCTCCTGCTCTACCCTTTCTCTGGCTTCTTTTGCGACATCCCGAACAATCAGAACATCATTCCACATTTCAACCTGCGACATTGCAACGCTGTATTCATGCTTCGGAATTTCACGGACATTTCCGATGCCATAACGGGCAAGCACCGCTTTCCTGATCGCGTTTCCAAGCTTCGTGACGGCTTTCTTGTCCTCTATGCCCTTCTTGTCCAGAAGGACACGCGCCCGCTGCCGGATCGCGTCGTTAAGAAACGTCACCTGCTTGCTCGTGACCGGCGTTTGAAGCCTGATTTGTTTTTCAAGCGCTTCCAGGCGGTCGTTCTGAACAGACTGTGCGGCGGAAAGCTGTTCAAGCGCGGCCGTGTTGTTTTCGAGCATCTTTCCGATGGTCTGCATGACAGGACGCATGAGTTCCGTTATGATCTGTCCTATCATTTCCGGTTCTACAATGATCCCTGCGCCCGTCCCCTCTGCCGGTTCCAGTGCTTCCACGCTGCCGTCCGGTAAATACGACGGAATTGCCGTTTTCTTTTCAGTCATGCTCAATCACCATCCCTTCCACAGTCACCGTGTCAAGTGCCCTGCGGCTGTCTTTCGCCCAGCTTTCAACGGTCCGCAACAGTTCGTCATATTCCTGCCGTTCATCGTCCCCCATAGTGCAAAAGGCCGCTGTCATGTGCGGCATTCTGGCACAAGTTCCGATAAATGCCCGGACGGCTCTTGCAAAAGCATCCGGTGTAAGGGAATCCAACGGCACGCGTTCCGCGTCGCCCTTCGCAATAGAGGATTTCATGTTCAGAAGTTCCGCCTGTGCGCGGTTATAGTCCTCCTGCTGTTCCTCTATCAGTTCGTCGCGCTCCGCAATCTCCTGCCGGAGTGCTTCATTCTGCCTTTTCGCTTCGCTCAATGCCGCTTCTGACCGCTTTACCCGTTCAGAAAACTGATCTGCCATGCTTTGAACCGTTCTTGCCCTGGCTTCTGCCGATTCTAAGCGTTCCGCATATTCCGGCGGCAGCTCCGGCTGCCGGCTTTCCGCCGCTTCCGCCCTCTGCTCTGCCGCAATCCTCGCCCGTTTCTCCCGGTCGATCTCTTTTTGCGCGGCTTCTTTCGCGTCCGCTATCGCCGCCTGTGCTTCCTGCGCGATTTTCTCCCTCTGCTGCCGGATCGCTTCATCAAGCTGTCTGGTAGACATGGATTCCACATCGTTGTTGGCAAAGAGTTCTTCGCGTTCGCCGTCAGAAAGCGGCAAAAGCTTCATGGTTTTTGTAGTGCCGAGCTTCGCGATATCGGGGTTCAATCCGAACGTGGCATATGCCTGCATAAATCCCTGCGCGGCTCTCACGCTCATTTCGGCGTTTTCCTTCACCCACGCTTCCCACTCGCCATGCGGCACAAGCGGCTTTGCTTCTGTCAGTACGCGTCCAAGCTGCAAAAGGTTCATCCGCGCACCGAGTACGCAGGTTTTCGCCTGGATCGCCAAACTGTCCAGCAATGCCACTTCATTTTTCGTGGTATTGGCTAACTCTGTCATAATCCTTCCTCGTTCCCTTCCTTCAAAACTATTCCGCGCAGCGCAAGCCGTTTCTTGAAGTCTTCCTTCATGGCTTCCGTGCAATGGCTCATTGCATCAGCCCATGTTGGAAAGCGCTTATGTTTTCTGCGGAAGTAGTTCTGATAGTATAAGCTGTCCCTGTCGTGAGGTTCTTCCGGTCTGTGTACAGTCGCGCAAATCGGACACGATCCCGGAAAAGGTGGAACAACCTTTATTTCTTCCATGTTTTCATTCATGTTTTGCGCGATATAGCCCGTAAAAGGGCGAAAATACCCCCTTTCGCCTAAAATTGCCCGTCTTTCCGGGCTGCCAGGCAGAGAGAACGACCTCTTGATTGATTTTGTGCCTGCCGCAACCGCAATTACACCGTGTCGCTTGTGGGGCTTCGTTCAGTACGATCCTAAAACCCATACGTCTCGCGCACCGGAAGCGCTATAACGATGCTATATACATGCTATAACGCCCACTACAGCACGCCGTACCCGCAGAATAAAGGGAATGGCCGGACTTGAACCGGCATTATCTAAAGCAGTGCGGAGGTTTTCGTCATGACACTGCCTGTCGTCGCGTTCGCCTTTTACGCTCACATTCCCGGAGAAAACCGTTACTCGGTTTTCTTTAAGTGTTCCTCGCAGTATTTCAACGCGGGATTGTATTTCAGTTCTGTATTTATCGTCATGCCTGCCCCGACTTTCCTGCCGATAAAGGCTTTTCTTCCGTTTTCTGTTGTAAATACGGCAAATATCGCCTTGTCCCACGGCGATACACCGTCCTTCCGAAGTTTTGCACTCCATACCGCCGCCATCTGTGCGGCGCTTCCGCTCTTTGCAAAGGCGTTTATCTCCTTTAGCTGCTCTGGTGTTTCGATATGATATTGCTTTGTCATGGTGTCGGCTCCCTTCACGGTCTATCTTTGATGTACAATTCCTGCATCCTGTCCAGTACGGCTTTTGCGCTTTTGAATGCCTGGACGATATTGTGTTCAATGTCGTCCGAACCGGCTTTTGTTATCCCGGAGTAGCTGCAACAAGCTTTTCCGCTCGCGGAGTAGAAAAAGCACATATCAAGCTCGTCGCAGTACATGAAACTGGTTTTTGCCGGAACAACCTTGCCGGACGCGAATTGTTCCATCATTATTTTTTGGGCTTCCGTGCTTGCCTTGAAGTGATTTTTTCCAAAGTTCATAACATGCCCGCCAAGTCCGGCTTCGCGGCAAGCTGTCTCGATATGTTCCGCCTGTTTTTTCTGCTTTAGTTCTTCTTTTCGCGCCATTTCTTCTTCAATAAACCTCTTTGCCTGATACTGCCCGTATGACATCCCTGCCGCTTTTGCTTCCGCCACCGTTTTTAGCAGCTCTGCGTTAGGCTCTTTCTTCTTTCTGCCCGCCATCTATAGCAATTCCTCTTTTTTCCAGAGCTTCAATCCACGCGTCCTTGATTTCCTGCGGACAGTGTGCCATGGCATCCGCCCATGTCGGCCACCTGTTGTTTTCAGCATAAAAGGCATACTGGTAAAATAAGCTATCTTTGTTGTGCGGCATCAACGGATCGTGTTTTACCGCGCATTTCGGGCAGGTTCCCGGCGGTGCTGGCAACATCATAAATTTGGCTTTGCGTTCTTCGCTCATTCTCGTAACCACTCCTTAATTTTCTGTAGAAAAGATTTTCTCTCTGGTTCCGGTTTCTCCTTTATTTCGATAATCCGCCCCGCAATCGGACAATCATACGCCGCAACCGGAACCGCTTTATCATCCCAATACTCGTTAGCCCACACCTTACGGCAGTTGTTTCCGAAATACTCTTTATTCTCCGGCAGATTGTCGTTGACGGCATCGAACTTTAATCCATGGTTTAAACACCACATAATCGCATCTTCTAACATCTGCCCTTCACGACAGGTCCACAATATGACCTTCCCGCCGTCGGATTTGTGATCTAACAACGTATGGATTGCGTTCCAATTTGGATCGCCGATTTCCGGCCACTTATTGACGCACAAGCAGCCGTCAAAATCCACAGCTATAACTTTCGGATAGTTCATACCTTCACCCCCGCTTCTTCGCACCCTTCCAGATATTGTTTCATCTGCCTGGCAACCAGCTTTCCGAGGGCGTTGTGCAAGTTCTCCTGCGCTTCAACCGCGCTTTCGTCCGCTTTGATGTAAAGCGGGACAGCCGGCAGATATTCCCCGGTAGCCGGATCGCGGAGGGCGGTTACTCCGACTTGAATATAATCATCCGTCAATATAATCACCCCCGCACAATCGGCTTCTGATTCATCAGATTCAGCGCGAACTTAGCGCCCCTGATAAATTCCAGAAACTTTTCCTTGCCGCCCTGGTCAAGCTGTTCCATGAATTTAGCGACTTCCTCCGCTTCCGGCCTGTAATCCTGCGGAACCATGGTTTCGGTAGTTTTGATTTCCTGTTTCACCTTTGAGTCCTCCTTTCTTGTTTTTGCCTTAATCGGTGCTGTCTGTTTGGTTGTCTTGCTTTGTACAAATCATAATACCCCGCTCTAATGCTTTTGTCAATGCAATATTTGAAATATTTTTCATTTTCTGCCTTGACTAAAGCAATTATTAGTTGTATTATCGAAAATACAAAGGTTATCGCAGAAAGGTGGTGAAGAAATGGAGCTGTGCGAACGTGTAAGAAAACTAAGAAAAGAACATCTTCATATGTCGCAGACTGAATTTGGAGAGCATCTTGGCGTTAGCCGGTCGGTAATAAATAATGTTGAGCTTGATTTGCTTGCTCGTCCAGACCAAAAGCTTTCCCTAATAAAGTTGATGTGTAAAGAGTTTGGTGTTAATGAGGATTGGCTTCTGAATGGAACCGGCGAAATGTTTGTGAAGCCGGATGCCTTTAGCCTTGATCGGTTCATAAAGGATCGCGGCGCGTCGGATTTGGAATTAGAAGTGTTGAAAGCATACTTTGAGCTTGATCCAGAAGTCCGGCAGATGCTTGTAGAACATTTCAAAAAGCACTTAAACAGACCGTCTCACCCGGAAACGCCGGAGGAATTGGAAAAGGAATTTCCGCCAGTTGAAAACGGATCGCAGGTCGGGTAAAAAGCACCCGGCCTGTTTTTCTCATTTCAAAATATACAGTTTACATCTTCCTTTGAAGTCAAGGTTGATGTATAAGGTGCAGTTTTTACGGTAATACAGCGCGTATACGCCTTTGTCAGCATAGTGAATGTGTTTTACGTATTGTACATATTTTCTTTTCAATATCAGTCCTCCGTTCAGGCCGGATGCGTATTCAACATTAAACGAAGGACTGCGCATATCAAGAATTTTCGGAGGGAACAAACATGAGAAGAAAAATGCCCGTCTTTTTGTCTGTTATTGTGCTTTTGCTTTTAAGCAGTTCTCTTGTTTTCGCAGGCAGTTTTAACAGCGGTCCGGAAAACCCACAAAAAGAGGATGATCTAAAGCCTATAGCATACCTGGATGCTGCCGCGAATATTGAAGCGCGTTATATCGCATGGTGCGGGACGTTTGGAATATCTGATCTGGATGAAGAAATCTCGTCCTCGAATCTGAACAGCGAAGATATGGCAATGAACATTGACGATATTTCCGTGGTCTGCAATACTAAGACATTCAAAACCAAGTCGGTGAACTTCTTCTATTGGGACGGAAAAGAGGAAAAAGGCCGTCAGATTATGCGCTTTATGGCTTTTGTTGCCGCTACCGAATACGACGCACCGCCGGAGTGGAACGACACGTATTCCGGCATTGCCATAGAATATGCTTCGGATTTTTACAGGGCGATGTGTGAAGCGTATGACAGCCATCTTGACGAATTGAAGAAAGGACAGATGGTTCAATTCAAGAAAAGCGGCAAGAAGACCTACTACATTACCATAGACAGCACCGCAGGAATTTTGATCTATGTAAGATAAATGAAAAGCGCCCCGGTCTCCCGGAGCGCTACGCAAAGTCAGCCAACACCACTTGTCCGATTTGCTATTCTATTATAGCTCGGAAAGTGCGGAAAATCAAGGAGTTTTAAGCATGAATGCAGTAATATACGCCCGCTATTCTTCGTCGAACCAGACGGAACAATCCATAGAAGGGCAGCTTCGCGATAACTACGCATGGGCGAAACAACACGACATAACAGTAATTGATGAATACATTGACCGCGCATTAACCGGGACAAAGGACAATCGGCCGGACTTTCAACGCATGATCGCGGATGCCGCCGAAAAGCGCTTTGAAATTGTGATCGTTTGGAAGCTGGACCGCTTCGCCAGAAACCGCTATGACAGCGCCGTATATAAAGCGCGGCTCAAAAAATACGGCGTGAAGGTTGTCTCGGTCATGGAGAACATCACGGACAGCCCAGAGGGAATTATTTTAGAGGGGCTTTTAGAATCCATGGCGGAATACTACTCTGCCAATCTTTCAGAAAATACAAAACGTGGTCTGCGTGAATCCGCGCTGAAAGGATACTGGATCGGCGGACACATCCCGTTTGGGTATAAACTCGTGGACAGAAAACTCGTCGCCGACGAAAAAACTGCTCCCGTTGTCCGCTATATGTTTGAGCAGTACGCCGCCGGAGTTGCAAAAGCAGATTTGATATCAGAGCTTGCGGCAAAAGGCGTTCGGACGTATTACGGGAAGCCATTGAACTATTCAAGCTTTAACTCGGTTCTGCGTAACCGGCTTTATACCGGATATTACGCCTATGACGGGCAGGAGATCGAAGGAGTGGTTGAAAGGATTATTGATGATGATGTCTACTGGAAAACGCAGGAACAGATAAAGGCGAGATCACGCGCCCCGGCTACCCGCAAGGCAAAGGTTAAATATCTTTTGAGTGGGAAAGCGTACTGCGGCATCTGCGGTGAACCGATGGTTGGAGTAGGCGGCACGTCCAGGAGTAAAAAACTCTACCACTATTACCGCTGCTCTCAACGCAAATACCCCGTTCATTGCCCGAAAAAGAATGAACGCAAGGACATTGTGGAACGTTTTGTTGTCGAGCAGACCTTGCAGCATATTCTTACGCCGGATCAGATGAAACATATCGCGAAAGCGGTTGTGATTGAATACAAGAAGGAGTTTTCCGGCAGCCGTGTTTCTGAACTAAAAGCCGGTATCAGCAAGATCGAAACGGAGCTTGAAAAGCTGGTAGATACCCTGATTGACGCGCCGAAGTTGGCGCACAAAAGGATTTACGAACGCATGGAAACCCTGGAACTTCAAAAGGCAGATATGCAGGAAAGCTACGCGAAACTGAATGTCGCAAGCAAGATTGAATTGACCGAAGAAGAAGTAGAAGCGTGGCTTGAACAGTTCCGGCATGGAAGCGTTGAGGACGTGGAGTTTTGCCGCAAGATCATTGATACCTTTGTCAACAGTGTTTATATGTACGATGATCGGACGATCATCTTTTACAATATTCGTGGCGGCAAAAAGCTCTCATTTGACGAAGTAAAAACCGCCCCCGATACTGTATCGAGGGCGGAGGAAGAGTGTTCGTATTTGAACACTCACGCGTCCGTGAGAGTTACCAAATACGAACACTACTATGTGTTTGTGTCAGGTGTCCTTGGATTGGTTGTTATGAAGCCGGACGCATGAAATCAGCATAAACTAAAATTTCATTTCTGACCTTAGACGGGCGGCGGGTGAAAACCTGCCGCCCGTCCGGCGTTTCTTCTAACAGATTCGCGCGCGTGCGCGCGAGGGGGGTCCCTGCCCTGTCCGGGTGAATGAAATTCATAAAAAAATACAAAAAACTAACCATTTCCCGGGCTCCCAGCGCCCGCAGAGCGTCGCGCTGCGGCCACAGTACCTTGCGGACCAAAACGGATCGGGAATCGATTGCTTCCATATACGCGCGAGCGGGCGCGATAAAGGCAACCCCGTAGGGGTTGCTTCCTGGGCGCGTGCGCGTGGCGTTGCTGCCCTGACTGCCCTGGCTGCCCTGGCGACGTGGCTTCCATAAACGCGCACGCGTTGCGCGATAAAGGAAAACCCTAAAGGGTTTTCTTCCTGGGCGCGTGGCGCGGCGGTTCCGGGACCGTGGCGGCGGCGCTGCCGGATCGGCTGCCGGTGTCCAGGGTGGCGCGGCGCTGCCGGATCGGCTGCCGGTGTCCAGGGCGGCGCGGCGCTGCCGGATCGGCTGCCGGCGTCCAGGGTGGGACCGTGGCAGACGTTCTTTTGTTTTCTTTTCGTGCCTTTTTGATTCTATCCCGATTCAATCCGGCGGGCGGGCTGCCGGATCGGCTGACGGTGTCCAGGGGTTTTATATTATTTTCTTTTTGTTTTCTTCTCTTGCTTTTTCGCGATATATGGCGACGCGCTGCCGGTGTCCAGGTCGGGACCGTGGCGGCGGCGCTGCCGGATCGGCTGCCGGTGTCCAGGGCGGCGCGGCGCGTTCATATATACCGCGTAACGCGGGACGCGCTGCCGGTGTCCAGGGCGGCGCGGCGGCTTGCAATAGGGTAAAATCATTTTCAAACGTGGATGAAAGCCCTCGGCAAAAAACTTTTACCCCCGTAGGGGGGTAACACGCTGACCGGAATATTTTTTTCAAAAAAGGGGTTGACAGGGTGCAAACCCCGTGATATGATGCAATCGTCGACGGGGTACAAACCCCGAACAAAAACCCGAAAACAGAACAAAACAGGAGGCCAACACCATGACAACATATTTCGCGAATTGCAAAACGGCAGAAGAACTCAAAAAGGCATACAGAAAAGCGGCGGCAGCCCTGCACCCGGATAACAACCCCGGAAAAGATACCACGAGAGATTTTCAGGAAATGCAGGCCGAATTTGAAAAGGCTTTTGACAGACTGAAAAATATTCACGTCAATAAAGACGGGGAAACGTACGAAAAAGAGACAACCGAAACGGCCCGCGAATTTATGGACCTGATAAACAAGCTCTTAAAACTCGGTATTGAGGTTGAGTTGTGCGGCTCCTGGATATGGGTATCCGGCAATACAAAAGCCGTAAAGGAAGAATTAAAAGCGCTCGGTTTTAAGTGGTCCCGCAATAAAGCGGCGTGGTATTTTCACCGGGAACCGTACCGGAAGCGCTCGAAAAAGTCCATGACTCTTGACGATATCCGCCGGATGTATGGAAGCGCACATTTTACCGGTTCCGCCGGTCCCGATCCCGATTTAGTCCCCGCCGTATAATATCCGCCTGATGAGGGCCGGACGACAACCGGCCGAAACGGTCCCGCCGGGACCGTCGCGGAAAGTCAAACGCAATCATTTTTTAGGAGGTCAACACCATGAAATTCCAGAAAATCAATTATTCCATTATCGGACGTTTTGAGAACGGCAGCAAATACGGGATCGTTACCCGGCAGGAAGTCGCCGGATATACGGCGGACGGGCTGGACGGCGTAGCAATCAGGAAACGCGGCGACTTTTGGTATGTCGATCATATTTCAACCGGTTTAGGCGTCGTGACCGTCGGAAGCAAAACGCGGGACGCCGCTGCAAAAGAATATACTGAACATTTCAAGTCAATGGTTGAAAGCAAACCGGCGGGCTTTTTCAAAAACGCCGTCGAAACATTTCAGAACGCGCCGACGGAATCGGACGTTGCAACCTGGGAAATGGTAAATTTCTGCACAACGCGCAATTATCGTTTTGACAGAGTGACGACGGCGGCCCGCCGCGCCGGACTTATCACAAAAAAGGCCGACGACGTTTCATATCTGGACGGCGGAAACATCAACATTATCGGCACGCCGGAAGCGCTCGAACCGATCCGGGAAATGATAAAAGCATGGGCGGAACATGACGCCGAAAAAGACGCGGCCGAAACGGTCCAGGCCGAACGCCCCGAAAGCATTTCAAACGAAACGCCGGAAACTGAAAGCACGCCGGTTTATACATTCTCTGAAACAACATTGACCTGTAAGGGCGTTACATTCCCGGTTGAATACAATGTCATTGCAGACGGTTCCGTCCTGGCTTTTGTTATCCTGGATGTCGAACCGAACGGATACCGGCACAAGCAGAAAATTGTTATCCGTCCGAATGAACCGGAATACGCCGCCGCGCTGGACGCTGCAAAAGCAGCGGCGGCAAGTGGAAAACGCCCCGAAAACATTTCAACCGGATATCGGAAAATTGCAACGCCCGCCGGAAATGTAATCGTGCCGAAAGAAGCGACAGGCAAAAAGCAGGAAGCGCCCGCCGCCGAAACGGTCGAAACAGAAGCGGCAAAAGCCGCCAGGGATCCAAAGCAGGCGCGCGGTCCCGTTCCCGAAAAAACATTCATCGGCGAAACGATCCAGGGCAACGGATGGAAAATCATTTTTGACGGCGAAGCAAACCGGACCCGCGTTATTTTTGAGAAAACGCCGACGGCGGCCGCAAAAGTCGCAACCGAAAACGCCGGATTTTATTATTCAAGCGCTATGAATAGCTGGAATAAGAAACTTACTTTCAAGGCGTTCCGCTCCGCAAAAGAGCTTTCCCGCCAGCTTTCGGAATTATACGCCGCCTAATCATTTTATCCCGCCCCGGAGGTTACGAGGGCAAGGAAAGATGGAAGCATGAGAAGATCATACAGGACGGACGAAACCGGTTATATGTATTATGTCGACGAAACAACGGACGTATGCGGAAACAACTACTTTGCTGTTATTATTCCTGCCCCGCCGCAAAAGATACGCCGCAGTTGTGGAAAGTGGGCGAACCACAAAATCATTGATGAATGTATTGCGGACTTTGGACTGACGGAAGATAGCCGGAAGTATAAAGAAAACGGTGAAACAGTTGTTTATGGGTATTGATTGACGCCCGCCCCGGAGGTTACGAGGGCAACCGGAGGATAACGCCGTGAAATCATTTTGCTTGCTTCTTTATCTGCCTGCCGTCATTTTCTTTTTGCTGCCAATTGCCAATATTCTATACCAGTCCACAAAGGTAAACCGCGCCGCAAAAGCAAGTGAAGAAAAACGCCGCCGTGCTGCCGAAATCAAAGCGGTTGAAGCCGCAGAAAAGCAGGCTGCAAAGGAACGCGCCGCAGAAATAAAACGGGCCGAAAAAGAAATGGTTTCGCCGGAAAAGAAGCGTCCAGGACGCCCCCGGAAAAATCCACCGGTTGAACTTCCAGAAAACATTTTGAATATTCAAGACATGGAAACATCCGCGCCGGTCCGCTCCGGTGGCGTGCCGGATCGGGAGCCAGGGGAAGCCGCGCCGCTTCCGACAAGTTGCACACTCGAACAATTCGCCGCATGGATCGAATGATTTTTTTAAAAAGGGGTTGACAGGGTGCAAACCCCGTGCTATAGTACAATCATCCCGACGGGGTACAAACCCCGAAAACACAAGCAGCCAACACCACGGAGGTAATTAAAATGAGCGCTTATGTATTAGAGCAGAACGAAATCAATTTGCTGACGCAGGCAACAGATGCAATGTTGCGACTCAATCAAAAATATTCCGGTTCATATCCACTGAACGCCGGAACGGTTAAGCTGATCGGAAGATATACGAACGACATGCACAATATTTACAGAGCATTATATATAACAAATATCAAAGCGGTAAACGGCAGATATGGCGATGATGTGCGGACGCTTCCGAAATATTCGCCGGTTATGCCCTGGGATGTCGAACGACTCAACCCCGAGCAGATGAAAAAGGCCGCGCAAACATTCAGCAGTTACATGTATCAGTGCAGCGAAGACCCGATTTATAAAGGCCCTGTCTGGAACGCCTTTTATGACATATACAAGCTGCTTTGCATGATGATCGTTGAAAGACAGTAAATCACTTTCCCGCCCCGGAGGTTACGAGGGCAGAAAGGGATATTATGAAAATCCATTGCTTGAGCGTTGAAGTATATAGGAGCCATTTCGGAGACTGCACAAACGGAGGTATTTCGAGCCGGTTTAATGAGCTGCTGATCGCCTGCCCGGACGGCAACGAAACATTTGACAGCGATATCGAAACGCCTTTGAATTTCTGTATGATCGAGCGCCGCCGGTTTTCTTTCAGCCCTGTGGAGTGTTTGAGCGTTGTCCCGGCCTGTGTCGACGCTTCCGGGCAGATCGTCAAGCGCCCCGGCTGGTGGATGAATGGCGGGAATATCGCCAACACGTCAGATAGCCGGTTCAGTAGAATGAACGGTCACTATTACCCGCTCAAGATACACGATAGGCAAGAATAAATTCCGCCTGATGATGGCCGGACGGTAACCGGCCGAAACGATCCCCGCCTGGGATCGTCGCGGAAAACCAATAGCGCCGCAAAACCATTTTGAAAGGAGCCAACACCATGAAATTGTATCTTGAAAAACGCGGCTGCGACTTCTCAGAAGATGATAAGGATGCACGCCAGAAAAGCGACCTTGAAAACCACAGGCTTTTCCTGGAATTTATAGACAGGGACGGAAAGAGAATTTGCGGGGATGTTTCGCGCGGGATTGTTCGATCCGGCGACTGGCGAAAGGGCAAGCCCGTGATCGTCTCAACTAACGGCCTGTATACGGATTTTCAGTATGAGAACCATACTGGATGCTATTGTTATCAGTCCTGGCGCGGTCCAGCCGGGGAATATACAAAAGCCGATGTATTAAAACTCGTCAACAGTCTTTCGGCGGTTCAGTATGACGGCGTTGAGATCGTCGATAATCTGCCGGATGCCGCGCACGAATACCCGGAAAACGTCATTGAGCTTGAGCGCGTATACCTCGCCGGTGAACACGCTGCCATGGTGGAAGAGACAAAACAAAAAATCAATGACAGCTTTATCACCTGGTGCAACGGTCTGCAATGGAGCTTTCACAAAATGACACCGGCCGAATACAAGGAATGTACATTGCTGGCATTCCGGCTTATGGCTGATAAATACGGCGTTTTATCCGAGCGGCCCGAACCGGCAACACCCGCGAGCTTTGTTGCGCACCGCATGAGCAAGCGTTTCTTTGAGGAGCAGGATATTATTGATCCTTACGCCGATGAAGCATTTTTGTTTGAACTGGAAAAGTATTCACCGTATTATGTTGGGCGATATCTGCCGGAAATGACGCTTGAAGAATTTGCCGGCCGGATCGACGTATAACGTCGCCAAATCATTTTGATACCATCCCGCCCCGGAGGTTACGAGGGCAAAGGGGTATAAATAATTTTTAAGGAGGGCCAACACCATGTATTTATCTGCAACCGAAAGAGCAATGTTAGAAAGCACACTTTTCAATCTCCGGTACGACATGGATTGTATCGGGCAAGACGCGGAAATGTGGGCGGAATTGTCCGCAATGACCGACGCAGAGCTTGAAGGAGCTATTAACAATTTCATGGCGGTTGCATAACGCCGCCGGATCATTTCAAAAGCGCAAGCGCCTGCGCTTTTGACGATGCCCCGCCCCGGAGGTTACGAGGGCAGAAAGGAAAGCATGACCGCAAGAAAGTTCGAGTTGTTCATGTGCTGCCAGGGGAACGGCACGACGCTTTGTAATAAAGCCGTCTATGAAAATCATGATTATAAGACCATAGGACATATTAGCAGCGCCGGAAACATCAAGTTTTATGTGAAGCCCGGTTATATCCCGCAGAAAGATATGGAGTGTATACAACGCGCTGCCGATCATGCCCGCAATGATTTCATTGGCCGACTTGACACCGAAATCAAATACCGGCCGCTTGTAATCTACGAGCGGATGCTTGATGCTTTAAGCGCTTCCGAATATCTGAATTTTCAAAAGGCGCACAAAGGCGATGATATCGCCAGGAAAATAAGCGCCCTTGTCCCGCTTTATCTCGAAAGAAGTTGACGCGGGGTTTGCACCGTTTTATAATTCCTGCATAGAAAGACGCCTCACACGCGTGAAAGGAGTGAAATTATGGCGCTGCCGGAAACGATCAGGAAAGCGGCAAAGGAGAAAGCTTATATCCGCAGGTACGGTCTGAAACTGAATATCAATACCGATGCTGATATCATTGCTCACCTTGATAAGCAGACCAGTATGCAGGGATATATAAAGCAGCTTATCAGGCAGGATATCGAAGCAAAAGCCAACGCGGATAAATAACACCGCGAAATCATTTTTAAGCAACTGTTCGGAAAATCCGAATGGTTGCTTTTTTATTGCAAGTCAGTTGCAAGTTGGTTGCAACACCGGTTTTAACTCGATCTTAACTCATATTCAACGCATTTAACGCGTTACGCGCGTTAAATTAACGCACGCAGCGCACTCCGCCATATCATTTTCGTGACTTCAAGTAAATGCTTCCGATCCGCCCTTCCTGGCTGCCCTCGCGCCCCGTTCCGCTACTTGTCATAATCGGAGGTTGTGTTAAATAGCTTTTGAAAAAGTTTCTTCCTTAATTAAATCGGCTAAAAAGTGCCACTTTTGAAATGCTCTATTTTACCTGCCCTTAATATGACAAATAGACGTGGTAAATGACTGGAAAAAGGCAAAAATAATAAGCCCCAGGCACTCGCCCAGGGCATTTTGTTCCCGCTCTCCGCCGGATCATTCCTGATTTATAAAGCAATCTCTTACAACAAACAGCTTGTCCGCCGCTTCGTGCAGCATTTCGTCGGTTGTCCCGTTTCCCACTTCAATAAGCGTGTCCAACACTTCTTCTATCAATTCGTGCGCGTCTTCTTTTGTTATTCTTGTGCTTTTCCTGTCACAGCCTTTCAGCCTGCCCCATGCCGATTCCGGCAACGGTCCCAACCATTTAAGATTATCATATAGAGCCATTACTTTACCCCCCCCCAAATAAAATAAGGGGTCTAAAGGGTTCCTTCTTTGGTTCCCCTTAGACCCCTCCCCTCGCCGCCATTGTATCACGGCTTTTTCGGTTTGTCCACATGAAAATGTCTTGTTCAACACATTTTCTTTCTGTTTGATAGATTGTTCAATACACAAGCACCGGAATATCCTGCTCCACGTACTTCAAGAAAAACTTCGTATCGTCGTCTTTCATCTGGATGACGTAAGAGCCGCGCATGGTCCGATTGTAAAGCTCTATCCAACCGTCACTGATTGAAAGATTGTATGTTCCGGGAGCAATGCGTTTTAACCGCTTTGACCAGATATGTCGGATCGGCTTCACAGCGTCATATACGCCAAGATGCCCGTCCCCTATGTCAATCATGACAAAGCCGCCGTCCGCGTCGTAATGCAGTTCCCGGATGTTCATTGCTTCTTCCTTCTCCATCCTCCGCCACTGTCGCACCCCATAAGCTGTCAGAAACAGCGTCATGATGATGAACAGGGCGAAAGCGATGCGGCATATAATCACCTTCACTTTCCTTTCCTCCGCCGATTGTCCGCCCGTGGTTCTTTCCTGCCGAAAAGATATTCATAGGGCGCAACCGGTCCCTTTTCTGTCTCTATCATCGTTTCGTACCAATAGCCGCCGCCTTGATTCTTGTAAATGACATAGAGGTGCTTCGGATCGGACACGGCATAGACGGTCCCCGCGTATGTCAGAGAAAGACTATCTATGCCGTGTCCCTCATGCGCTTCTACGCAATAGCAGCTTCCAAGCGCTCCAAGTATCTCACTTTCTGCCACGCCTGCGGCAAGGTTCTTTACAACCCATTCCGCCATAATCAGTCAACATTGAGCAGCTTTTCCCACGTCTTTGTCGCAACCGTTCCCGGATTGCTCGGGTTCATTCCGACGGCTTTTTGGAATTTTGCGATAGCGTAGGACGTATTCGCTCCCAGATTGCCGTCAACGGACAGTTTCTTTCCGTCCTTCCCCTTATATCCCTTTGCATTTAAGATGCGCTGGATCGCCTTGATCTGCGGGTCTGTCGCGCCGACAAGGAAATGCTTTAACTCCACCTTTCCGCTGCCGACAATATAATTTGCTGCCGGTGTGGATGCCGCCGTTTTCTGCTTCACGGTGTTGTCGTCATATTTCGGGCAGATAAAGCCGCGAATATACCGCCCGTTAATCTGCATGGTGCGCGTTCCGACGGCGTTACTCTTATTCCCCTCCACGACAACAAATGTTCCGGCGCTCTTGTTCACAGAAACGACGGTTCCGACGTGATCGGGTGCGCCCTGGTTGTCCGTTTTGGCGTAATTCGCTCCATCATCCCAATCGTAAAGAACCGCGTCTCCCGGCTGCGGGACATAGGCGTCATTTTCAACCCAGATTCCCATTTTCTTTGCCGCTTCCACGAGATAGAAACAGCTAATCTCAATAGGCATGATCGCGGTATAGCCCAGCTTAATAGCAATCGCGGACCATGTGCAGGCGCACCAAGCCCAGCTATATTCCATCTTCGTGCCACGCGGCAGCGTTCCTTTATAGGAATTATAGGTATCAATGATTACCTTAAAACTCCCGTCGCTCTCTTTCTTGCCAATCCAGCTATTCGCCGTGTCAACAACCTTCTGTCTCGAATATTTCACTTTCGTTTCCTCCTTCTTTGCTTCTGTTTTTGTCCCATCCGCCGTCTCCGGCACGGCGTACTGCTCAATAAACGTCTTGCATTTGATATGCCTGCTCCAAAACTTCGCGTCGCCTACCTGATTATCGCTTGATGTGTCCTTCTGGTCCTTCACGAGAGAAGCCATGATCGCGTCAAGGCTGTAATCTCCGCCCAGGCGGTCGAAGATGCGCTTAACCGGCCCAGCGCCGCCAAGATGCCGGATTTCGCAGTACATCATGATCGCGGGAATACTCTTTGTGTACCTGCTCTCGCACTCCGCAATAAATGTTTCCATCAGGCGGGCAAACAATTCGTCCTGGCACTCATGCCCCGCTTTTGAATCAATCAGGGCAATCAGCGTCTTTTTCTGCGCCGCCGTCGGGTTCCATCTTTCCTTCACCCAATCATGGAAGCGCATGTTGAAAATGCTGCCGTCCTTGTCGATCTTCTTAAACTCCGTCTCGCCCATCTTGTCCAGAATCATCAGGATCAGCTTTCTCGCCTCGTCCCCGTAATTCTGCGCCCACCCAAGCGTAACCGTGTATTCGACATTGCTGTTAGTGTATGGCGCGGCATATGCGTCATATCGGCGCTTCCCGTACACTTGTCCGCCGGATTCCACCGCGCCGATTATGTTCGTCAGTACCGTCATATTCTGACTGTTCATATCAGTACCTCCGTCTGTCCTTCACGATGATAAAATACGGGGTTCCGTATATATCGTGCTTAATGTTCAAAAAGTCCCTGTGACCGTCCGGGTAAACAAGCCGGATATGATCGTGGTCAAAGTTCGCGCCGGTCCGCTCATGGAACAGGATTCTTTTCAATCCGCCCCATGTCAGGCGCTTTGCCTGCCGTTCCTTCATGTGTCCCCCATGGAATCGCAAAACGGCGGCCAAGGTTTAGTCCTTGCCGCCGTATTCGTCCTCTAAGTCGTAAATATCCTCTATGAAATTCGCAATGGAATACGCCACCAGCAAGCCGATAGCGGCAAGGGCGACCAGCGGTAAAAGAAGTATCGCAAGTATGATCTGTAAAAGCTTCACGCCCGCCCCACCCTCTTTCCGGTCAACATATTAAATTTCATAAGCGATTCGTCAATGTTTTCCTGGATAACGCCGATGTACACAAGGGTTTCCCGCTGGTAGCTATGGCACAAAATCCGCTGCAAGCTCACCACGTCGCCCGTCATTTTGTAGTAGTGATATCCGAATGTCTTGCGGAGTGTATGGCATCCGATACGTTCTTCTATCCCCGCTTCCCGCGCTATCTGATTGATAATCTGATAGCATCTTTGCCGGGTGATCGGTTTCTTTTTGTGCGTCACCTGGTCTGATACGCGGGATTGAAAGATAAACTCGTCGGCTTTTCTGCCTGCCAAAAGCCGGTTGATTTCGCGCCTTGCCTGCGGATTTATCAATATTCTTGCTTCCTTGCCGGTCTTCTTTGCGTCGATCTGCGCATAATCCTTGCCGCGAAGGTCTGATACCTTAAAGCGCCGGAAGTCTGAAACGCGGAGCGACGTATTGAAGCCTACAAGCAGTATCAATTCCCAGCATACTTCGTCGTGCCGCTTGTTTTTGTCGTGCTGCCGCGCAATCTCAAAACACTTGTCCAGCGTGTCAAGGTCGCGTATTGGCTGTACTACACGCATTTTCATCACCTCGCATTGTGTTAAATAAAAGCCTAAAAGGATAAACCCCGGCAGTGGCCGTTCTGCCGGGGTTTGTAAAAATCATTCTTCTGTATCTTCCGGCGGGTGCAAGCTACCGTCTCCAGCCTTAAAGCCGAGCTTAAAATTATTTGTCAGCGTCTGCTCTGCTTTCAACTCATAGACTGCCTGCTCAACCGCCGCCCGGATTATGTCGGTGTTTAAGTCAAATCCGGCGCTCATAACCTGCTGTACGGCATAGTCGAGCTTCTTTGCATTGTCCCCATTGGCGAAAATCTGCTCTGCGGCATAAACAGCGACACGCGCCGCCGCATTCAGATTTTCAAACTGCTGCTGTGTGACCTTCGACTTGATCCACGGGACAAGCTTATATGTCACGAGTGATGCCAGGAGTGCAATTAACGCCTGCAAAAACGGTGTTAAATCAATCTTCATTCCCTCTTGTCTCCTTTCATTCCGGCGCGGTTGCCCTCCGTTCCCGGACGCGCCGCAAAAGCGCAAGCGCCTGCGCTTTTCATGCTTCCTTCCTTCGTTACTTGCCTATCTTCCCTGATAAATAATTCATGATGCCGTCCCGCGCGTCCTGCATCTGGTCTGAATTTCCGTTGTGCAATTCGTGATCCAGGAGCGCGAGAATCCCGGAGCAAAGAACCTGCTGCCCCTCGCGCAGGTCATTGATGGCATGTTCATGCTCATCAAGCCGCGCTTTGTCGGTTGCGAGTTTCTTCGCCGTGTCTGTGGATGGTGAGCGCCATTTCTTGAAAACGTCGATCACCTTGTCTACCGTCAGTATGGCTGCAAAGACGGCCAAAAGCACATAGACGGTAGTCATTAACTGATCCGGTGTAACTCCACTCATATTTTCACCTCCATTTCCCGCAAAGATTAACCGTTTCCGGTTTGCATATACGCAACAGGCTTTCGCCCGGTCCGTATCTTTTCCAATCGTCGCGGTGTCGGCTCTTGGTTATCCACAAAATATCCATCTTATGAACAACCGGAAGTGAAAAGATTAGTATGCGTCATAGGAAAATTACCTCCGCGTCAGCGCACCAGTCGTCAAAGTGTTCCCGTATATGGTCTTCCATCCCGGCAAAAGGCTCCACGTCCCTAACCACAAGCACGGCAACGTCATAATCCGTCTGCCCGTCCGCTGTTTTCGGCAGCACGTCCGGCCGCAGATATACGTCAACGCTCCCGTCCTCGTTCTCGTGGATGGAATAAAAACGCCGCCCGGATGGCGGCATATCATTCGTATTCATGTTGTCGCTCCTTTGCAGGACGAAATGATCTTGAATCCAGCGGAGCATATTGTAGCCGTTGCAGTGCTTGCACATTCCGATGTAGCACACTGCGCTCTCTATCGCCTTTTCGTAGCTGACAATGCCAATGGCATAGCCCGCCATGATATGCTTCAAGCTTCGCTTGATGTGCTTCGTCGTCTTCTTCCTCATGCGGATGCCGTGCGGCGTGAGCATATAGCCCACAAATTCAACCGGCGCGGTCGCTTTCTGAATCCGGCTTTTCGGGCTGATATCAAGATGCAGTTCGTTCCTCAAAAATTCCGATATCAGGGCGAATATCCGTTTTGCATTTTCCCTGCCCTTCACGTAGATACAGAAATCATCCATATACCGGACATAGAAATGTAGGCGCAGGACATGCTTGCAAAACTGATCCAGCCGGTCAAGAAACAGGTTTGCCGTCTCCTGGCTCGTCAGGTTGCCTATCGGCATGCCGACTTCAAACAGTCGCTCAGAGCGCGGGCAGTCGTCCGGTTTCATCCCCGGCGGTAGTCCAAACGGCACGTCAGGATTGTTTATGATCGTCCCGATAAGCCATGAAAACCAGATATCGTCCGATACCTCGCCATAACTTTCTTCTACCTTTCCGTGATCCACACGGTAAAAGTATTTTGATATATCGCCTTTGATGATATACCAGTCGTCCGCATCCGGTTTCCTGCTGATAAGCTGCTGCCAGTTGTGTAGGCACTGTGCCGCTTTCAGCGTCCCCTTATCTCTCCGGCAACCGTAACTGTGATTGATATAGCGCTTGTCAAGATATGGGTTGATCTGTCTGTATATCGCCCATTGCACGATACGGTCCCGGAAGCCCAGCGCCATAACGAGACGCGGTTTCGGGAAGCGCACATAAAACTCCCGATACGGCCCTACTGTATAGGTCATATCAAGAAGCTCTCTTTGAAGTTCGTGCAGGTTGTCTCCGAGGTTAAAAGTAAAATCAAGAACCTCATTGCGGTATCGCTTCGCTTTTGCAGCGTCCCGATACGCGCCCATGAGATTCTCAAAATCGCAGATGCGGTCTTTCAGATTGTGCAGCCCTTCCAAAATGTCACCCCGCTCTGTGATAAATACTGCGCGTGACGTTTCCGTTCGGCGTAGATTGTATATTTGCGGACGGTCTTGCATCCCTCCCGTTCATAACTGCTGACAATCATAGCTTTACGCCCTTCCGGGCGCTTCGCAGTGATTCCCGCTCTGCCTTTTCTCTGCCGGTGGGTTCCGGACATCACGGGATTTTTGTTTAGGCGGTTCCCCGCCAAGGAAAACGCACCCCTCCCATCAGAAGGACGCTTGCTGATTCGTAATCTCGCAAATCTTTAGATATATGCTGGGAGCGGGGACGGCAGCCATAGTTCGTGTTCGCATTGCCGCGCGGGTTGTTGGAGTTGACATCCTATATGTTCCGCACAGGTCGCTACTCTGTACGCGCCTTTCGGCTGCTGCATATTGCTATGCAGAGCAGACTATTTCATAAACCGGTCTGGTTTCCTGCTGTTTCGGCACGCTTGTGCCTACTCCCTTCCGGGATAGTCGTTGAACCTTCCGCCGTAGCGGTTTGGCTGCCGGTTGTCCGCATGGGATTTTCCGGCAATTAAACAGGTTTGCTTGCGGCATTCCTGCCGCAAGGGGCTATTTTGCTAACCCAAGCCCCGCGTTCGAGGTGTTGTTGTAGTTGCCGCCGCGACGCGGGAAGCGCTAACGAACGCTCTGAACAGGTCGTCCAAATCACGGCACGTTCCCTTTTGTGCTATTCTTCCGGCCCGATACGCTTTTGATCCAGCCGCCTATCAGTTTCCCGATTTCTTCCATCATGCCGGACCATACGCCGTAGCTGTGGTCGGTGAGCAGCCGTCTTTCATTGCCGCCCCGGTCGTGAAATACTGTCCTGTTCGCCTGCCGCAGATACACGTCAAGAATAGCCTTACTCGTATCCAGATCGGCAAGCGTCGATTTATTCATGTACCGCAGGCGGGCTTTTGTCGCCAGCCGGAGCATGGTATAGATTTCCCGCATGATTTCTTCACCAAGCGTGTACTTGTGAAACGGCGGCCATCTTTGAATGATCGGACGCGTATAATCCAGCATGTCTTCTATCTTCTGACAGCACGGCCCCGGATTTCCGGCATCATACGTTGTCTCCGACATAGCTTTTCCTTCTCTCAAATGTTGCCCCATAGGGCGACGCTATCGCGCCGCCTGTCAGGGGTTCAGAATCCAGGTGTCAGGGTTTCAGTCCAGGGAGCGGGGACGGCAGCCATAGCCCGGGCTCGCATAGCCGCGCGGGTAGTAGGAGCTGACAAACCCAAGCCCCGCGCTCGAGGTGTCGTAGTAGAGGCCGCCGCGACGCGGGAAGCGCTCGTCCTGCGTCATATGCTGGTAATAATAACCTTCGGTATTGTCGTTGGAATCGGTCGGGAAAAGACCGAGCTCCTTCACGATGGACGGAATATAAGGCAGGTTGGTCGCATTGTACGCCAAATCCTTGAAATTCGTCCCGCGATACTGGTTATCAAATTCCGGCTCCACGGTGTCAAGCGTCAGCTTGCTGTTCTGCCATGTCCAGTGAAGCGTCCCGGCGGTTCCAGGCGCAACCAGTGTATAGCCGTCGTCGCTCTGGTTCGGCAGGATCGCTTTCCATGCCGCAGAAGATGCGGACAAATCCGCGTCGGGATCGGCAGCATTGTTGTTTTCGAGAATCTGCATTTCGCAGTTGACATACCGAAGCCCGTACTGCTGCTCCAAACTCGATCCGATAATGTCCGCAAGGTTCGACGGGTCCTTTCCCAGATACCAGTCAAGCGGGCCGGTCCCGTTCAGCGTCCGATATCCGGTCTGATGGTTTGTATCCATCCCGTTATCCTGTGATATGCCGCCAATCAGCTTGCCGCGTTCCCAATAGGTCGGGGAGATATCCGGTCTCAACTCTGCCGCCGTCGTGTGCGCAATCAGGCAGGTGTACAGATATCCCTCAAACGCTCTGACGGTCCCGGCGGAAAGCGCTTTACCGATTTCCCATGCTGTCCCGTCTTTATGGCTCTGTCCCCAGAAAGTGTTACCCTTCGGAACCCAGCCATTTTTCTGTGCCAAAAGCTTAATAAAGCCGTAATCGGCAACTGTCATTCCGGTAATGCCCGCCCCGGCTTTCTTCATACGCGATAAGCACTGATCCGCGCCAAGCGATCTGGCGGGCATGATGTTCGGCAGACTTACAAGCGCGTCGTTTGATACACCGTTTTCGCCCGCCTTGTATTTGCCGAGCAGAATATAATCCTGCTCCACGCCGTTGATGATAAATGCCGGGTGCGTATGCTCCGGCAGCCCCGCCACAAGGTCAGAGCTTTTCATTTTCGGGAACTTCACAAAGATACCGGCCACATTCTTTTTGCGGACGGTTTTCCCGGTAACGGAATCAACTTCCTCGATGTCGAGTTCCTTGACCACGTTGCCGTATTTCTTCGCCAGAAATTCCAGAGGGGAATTATTCATTTGCCGTACCTCCGTTCATCAGTTCCACGAGTTCCTGGTATTCCTCAACCGTGATCCGGTCGGCCATCAGGAAAACGTCAAGCTTCTGCATGGTGCTTTCCACGTCCAGATTGCCTTTTTTAAGGCCGTTCTCAATGATCCGCTTCATCAGCTTGTATGTCATGGTGTTTCCCTCCAATCTTGCAAGAATCGCTTTGTACTTCCGGTCTATGACCCAACCGGCGATTTTCTCCGCAAACATCACTTCATCAGCGCGACAAGTTCCTGATACTGCGCCGTTGTGATCCGGTCAGCCGCAAGGAAAGCGTCGAGCTTGTCCATCACATCGTCCTTGTCATATCCGCCGCGCAGGATAATGCGCTTCATCAGGTTATAAGCCATGTCCTACCTCCTTATTCCTCTGACATTTCATTCATCGTCATTTCAAAAAGCATATCGGCAAGCATTTCGTCGTGTTCTGCGATGATTGCCGCGCTCTCTTTGCGCTGCTTCGCTGCCGCCTTTACCCCGGCAAGCTCCGCTTCTGCCGCTTCCTTCCTCTTTCTCTCCCATTCGTCCGGGTCAAAATCCGGCGCGTCTGGCATTTCTGCTGCATCTTCGGTCACTTCTTCCGTGACCTCCGCCGCGATTTCTTCCGTCAGGTTTTCTTCATTCTTCGGCATGATCCTCTTTCCTCCTTACGAGCTTAATGTCGCGACCTTCGTTTCCAGCGTAGCAATGCGGTCTTCCTTGTCGCGCAATTCCGCCTGCGTGATGGTCATAAGCATATCGTAGGCGATGCTCAAATGCTGCAAGGCTTCGTCCATCGCGCCGAAATTGGTTGCACTCTGAGCCGTCCCCTGCTGGATGACCTCGCCCGGTGCTGCCGTGAAGGTCTTGCTGCCGTCGCTGTTACTGGTTTCTTTATACGTCCTCGGACGCTCCACTACATGATCTAACCAACCAATGCGCTTATTGTAAGACATCGTTCTTCACCTCCTTAAAGCGCGTCATAATTTCCGGTTCCTGCCGTGTTCGGCACGACCTGGAATAAGCTCAACCGGCATACATACTTGATTCCCTCTGTTGCTGCCGCTCGCGTGATGCTCACCGTCCGGCTTGCAATCCGGGTCCCGTTTCTGTCATACAGTTCAATGCCCGTCACTGTAATGTTGCCGCTTACAGTGTGGTCAATAGTAAACGTGACTTCCACGCGCCCGTCAGAGAGGATTTCTGCCGACTGAATATCTGTCTGATACCATGTGCTGCCTACCTTGTACCGCGCATACGATACGTCGTCCTTGACGCGTTTTCGTTCCTTGGCAAGATAGGCGCTGTCATAGGTCAGTACGTCCGCCATATTCCCGCTTCCTCCTTTCAAAATTCATCCTGCCCGCACAGCTTGTAGGCGATTGTCATATATGCGTCTTCCGCCTGCGCGGACTGGATGTTGCTGTCACTGATCCCGATTGTGTTTTCCTGCGGCACTGTGCCGGTTACGGGATAGGCGATTTTATACGGCACAGAGTCGCCGGATGCCGCCGCGTCCGCTCCGTCGATTACTCCGAGCGTCGCTTCCTGCGGATGCGTACCGGCAACCATTTCCTCCGCCGTCATGGGATAGCCGTACTTATATCCGGCAGATTCCGCCTCGGCTCCAATCTGCCCTTCTCCAATCGCGCCGAGCGTGCTCACTTCCGGTCTTGTACCGGCAAGCGGATAGGGGAAAGAATAGCCCTCTGTGCGTCCGTCAGCGCCCATTCTGGCGCTTTCGTCGATTAAGCCTATATGATTCTCCTGCGGCCACCTTCCGGCCCAATTTTCCGCGCCTGTGAGCGGATAAACGAACCTTGCGGCGACTTCTCCCTCTGCCATGATGCCGATATACGACCGGCTTCCGATGGCAAGCGCATCCAGGACAGACCGGACGTTCTTTGCCTTGTCGATTGCCTTTCTCGCCCAGGCTTCATTTTCTGGATTCCACTCACCGTCCACCATGACGCGGAAGTGATAAGGCTCCCCGTTATACACCCAGCTTTCCTCAACCTCGATGCTGTCAAAGTAGCTGCCGATGTAGTTGTAAATGGCCTGCGGTGTGCCGTACAGCCGGTAATATGGGATCGCGTTTATGATCCACTGCCGCTTTGTCTCCACGTCTGCGTTATAGTCATAAAGACAATTCGTCTCCCAGGCTAATTCGTCAAGCCGCCATTCCGGCATAGATTCATAGTCTGTAATCAGGCTCACGCTGTCGCTGATTTTGTCATTCATAAACTGCAAGGCGGCTTCTATCGCTTTCGCGATGGCGTAGCCGTTCTTGTCGTTCATGATAAAACGCGGCACCCAGTCTTTCGCTTCAAAGGTAAACAACGCGCCACCTCCTTACAGACTGGCGGCAGTCAGGGTGATCGTTCCTTTGCACCTTGCATTCGCCGCAATCTCAGTATATGTGACCGCGCCGCCGTCCCCGAACTCGCTGCCGCCGATCCACGAGACACGGGTACACCCGGACTGGTAGAGCATTGCCATAAGCCGGTCAGGGTTAAACGCCCGCCCTATGGTATTGTCCTGCCATGTCTGGTACTCTGTCACCGCGTTGCCTATCGCCGTAACCGTGCCGCTTGAATTGTCGCACTCATACTGCACGTTCAGCGTATAGGGAATGTCGGTTGCTTCGTAGACCGCCACATTGTCGGTCAGCGGCCGCACATTCTCCGCAGAAAGCGCCGCAAGAACCGCCGCCATGATCGCCGCCTTGCCGGTTTCCTCCGCGAATATCAGGTAGATTCCGACATTGCCGCCGCCCATATTCAGCGCCTTTGCATCCACTATCTCACTGCTCACGGCTTCCGCCGCCGATTCGTACTGCTGATAAGGTCCCGTGGAAACAGACGCAAGGCCATATTCCCGGATGCGTTCGCGGTATGTCTCGTCGTCTTCTTCTTCGTTGCCGCCGCTTGCGTCCGTCGCAACAACTATGCTTCTTACGCCCTCATTTGTGATGGATAAAACCATTTCCTGCCCCGCTGTCAGGCTGTTCCCGTCGTTCCCGCTTTCCGTGCATTCCACCTGCACCGTTGCCGTCTGCTGATATCCGGTCAGTGTAAAATCTTCCACAAGGGCAAAGAATACCTGCCCGTCCGCCGTCATGGTTTCCCCGGCTTCCAGCACGTCAGATTTCCCGGTCGCGTTCGTGGTGATCGTGACCGTCGCGGTTGCGGCAGATGCTTCAATCCTCGCGCAGCTCCGCAGCTCCCCGATAACATCCAGATACGGTCCTACTGCATAACGAAGCGTCGCCATGCGCAAGGCATTGTCAACGCCCGCGAAAATCTGCACGATATCCGCCTGCACACTCCGCAGAAGCATTTCTTTTTCGTCGCCCGGATAGAGGATGTCCCCGCCCGCTTCCACGTAATTTTCTATCATCTGATCCCATATCTCGTCGGGGTCATAGGTCAGATAATGAAGTTCTGTATTATCCACTTATCCGCCCTCCTATTCGTCTTCTTCCGTTTCTGCTTCCGCTATCGTCACGTCGATAATGCACTTGATATACACGCTCCCGTCCGGCAAAAGCGTCGCTTCCGCGTCCACCACCTCCACGTCCGGCTCCCACTCCATCACGCGGTCAAGCTCCGGCAAAAGCTCCGTCTGCATTTCCGGTATCGGCAGGTCAAACGTGTCCGGGTCAAAGCCCCGGTATCTGTCATACGGAACCTCGCCCATGCGGCACATGAGAAGGTTTTTTGCGTTCTGCACCGTCCGCAGAATAATGTCCTGTGTCTGAAAGTTGATGGGGGCGGCCACATTGTCGATCTGGTATTTTGCCATGTGCCACCTCCTACTTTGTCGCCATGTAGCGTGTTCCGCCACCGCCATACTTCTTTGCTGCGGTTGCCCGTTTCGCCTGCTGCACGAATTTTTTGATCGTTGCATTCGCCGTTTTAGTGGCTTTTTTGACATAATTCTTTACAGTGTTTGCCGCTTTCTGAAAAAAGCTCGTCTTCTTTGTTGTAGTCGGGGAAGTATTGCGCACAGATGTCTTGTTGCTTCCGCCGCTGCTTCCCGATCTGCTGCTTGATCCGCTGGATTTTTTAGAAGACGAACTGGAAGAACCGCTTGAACTGCCGCCCTTGCTGCACTGCTTCATGGTGACCATCACTTCCGCGCCCGTCCATTTTCCACCTTGGGTTATGGTCGGCTCTTTCACGGTCGCTTCTGTCAGCATGAGCTTGCACGAGACAAGCTTTTTGTTGCCGACATAGAAATAATCCGTCTTTCCGCTTCTCGCCTGATCCACGAGTTTTAGCGCCGTGTCCCTCACGCCGCTTCCCGTGAACGCGTTCAGCACTATCGTAAAGCTTACTTCCGTCGGGTTTGCTCCCTTCCTTGCGACCGTCCCCTGCGAGGTATTCTTCTTGTCTTTGAGTTCGGATGATCCCTTGACCTGCAATCCCTTGAAGCTCTCAATCTTCTTTCTGGATATGACGAACTTATGCCCGCCCCAGCGCCCGATCTCGTGGGATGTCGTTGTCTTTTTCTTCTTCTTGGTCTTTTTCTTGACTACACTCTTTTTCTTCTTTTTCAGTTTCCCGGCAAGCGCCGCCCGCGTTTGCGGTCCCACTATGCCGTCAACCGTGATTTTTGCTGATCTCTGGAAGCTCTTAACCGCCGCCTGTGTTTTCGGTCCAAAAATGCCGTCCACCGCACCGCAGTTGAAGCCGAGCTTATTCAAGTTTCTTTGCAGCGTTTTCACGTCGCTGCCCGTGCATCCGTATCTGAGGGTCCTTGTTGCCACGGTTCATCACTCCTTCCACGGCGCATCCGGCGGCATATATTCCTCGTCCTCGCCGTCCGGTATCTCCACTACGGGCAGGTCTAAGAGTTCCCCGCCCGTGAATATCGGTATCATGCAGAGTGTCGGGTTTGCGTTCAGAAGTTCGCAGGAATATTTTTCGTCGCCGTAAACGTCCAGTGCCACGGAATCGAAGGTTTCCCCGGCGACACACTGGTACTGTGTCCCACTAAGCGTCATGCGTACACCTCCACTTCATCGCGCATCTGTTTATCGTTCCACCATTTTTCAAGGCGCTTTTTATCGTCAAGAAGCACCTGCTCCACGCCGTTTGTGTCCGCCGCCTGGATCGTCGGGCTGTAAATCAATGTCGTCGGCGAATTGCCACCGCCTGCATTCAGTCCTCCGTACATCGAAAGAAGCTCCTGCCACGAAAAACCGGAAGCCGCCCTCGCCTGATTTAAAAGGCTTGCTGTTCGCGGCGAATGTTCCTCCGGGATCGCCCACTCCGGCCCCGCTTCGCCGAAGATAGAAGCCGTCGTTGCACGTCCGCCGGATGCAAACATCTTCTTGCCCTGGATATTTACCGTGATCGTGCGCCCGTTATAGCTGTTGATGATTGCCGCAAGGCTTGAAGCGTTTCCCGTGACGTTTTCTGTCAGCGTCTTCCCGTCCTGATCTGTGATCTTCATAGACAGGTTGGTTGCGTCGCCGTCCACATACTCCATCAGTGTTTGTCCGTCTGCGCCGTCAATAGTCGCTTCCAGCGACTGTGTATCCGCTCCGACATCTACTGTCACGCCCTGCGCCGCAAGCTGCTCCGCCGCGCTTGTTTCTTCTACTTTCGGCTCAATAGGCAGCGGAATCGGGTCAAGGTTATTCGGGATCGTGCTTGTGTCAACCTCCGGCGTTACCTTAATGCGGTAGTCCTCTGCGTTCACACTGGCCTGCCCGTACATAAGCTGGTACATCGCCCACGGCTCACGCATGGCGCTTCCGGTGTCCGCCCATGCTCCGTCATATGGCATGTACTGTTTCGTGTCGGCAATAACCCTTTCAAGGTCATAATTCTGCGCAAGATTGGAGTACATGTTCTGGAACTCTGTCTGAGCGGTTTTACTCATGCCTTTCAGCGCCTGGAACAATTCAGTTCCCAGGGGATTTTCCCCGTTTAGCTCCTGCTTGATTGTGTGGAATAAGTCGTAAATTGTCCCGGTTCCTTCTCCGAGCGCCTGTGTTGTGTTTCTGGCGTTCTGGACAGAATATGTGCCGTCTCCATACCCTGCCATGAACTCGTTATATCTCCCCCGGTTCATCTGGTATGGCGCATATTCTCCCTGCGAGGTCGAATACACGGTATCTTCCCCGAAAAGCGACTTCATAATGCCCTGATAATCCATCACGCCCGTTTGCGCGAAATTATCATTGATCTGCTGCATGGTATAAAGCCTTCTCAGCGCGTCCGCATGAGCCGTGTCGCCTTTGCTTTCGTAGTCAAGTATGCGCTGTTCGATTCCTTCCACGCCACCGTAACCGGCCATCTGCCTTGCAAGCAGATTTCCAAGCCTTGTCCTTGTGTTGTCGCTTCCTAAGTCACCCTCTCCGGCAAGTGCATTATTTCCGTACAAGTCCTTGAACATGGACACGGCGGATTCTGCGGTCAGTTCGCCGCTCATTACCCTGTCGGCGTAATCTCCGAGCTGTTTATATGCGTCCGCGTAATCGCTCTGCTGAATCTGGCTGTCCCACAGCTTGTAAAGGATATCGTCGTATTTTTCTCCCTGATCCAGTACGTGCTGATTATATTTCTCGTCCACGGCAGCAAGCGCGGCCTGCTTCCCGGCTTCCGTTGCCTTTACGCCGTTGATTTCCGTGCCGTTCGCTATCGCCTGATCGTACTTGTATTCAAGCCCGTACCGCTCTTTTAGATATTCTTCCTCCGCTTCTTTCAGTACGCTGTCGCGCTCTGTCTGAATTTCTTTCGCAACATCCTTGATTTCGTCCAGGCTTGCGGTTTCGGCTTTGTGGAAAAGCATCTGCTGATTGATATAATCTTCCTCGCTTTTCGCTTCCGCCGCCGCCCGTGCCATTGCTTCGTTGTATGACCGGACATAATTGAGAATATTGTTATATTCTTCTCCGCTGATCTGGCCGTCCGCAAAGGCAGATGTCATGGCATCCCGAAGCCCCTGCCCGATCTGCTCCGCCTGCGCAAGCGCTTCCTGGTAACTCGTGTTTTCAAGGTCGATAATGTCAAGATAATTCTCGTCATTCTCCGCCTGCCCGGAACCGCCGAAAAGCATATTCCAGTAGGACATAGAACCGGCGGTACTGTTTTCGATGCCGTCTATGACAGACTGGTGCATATCTTTTCCGAGGTTTTGCAGCTTTGTAATGTCTTCTTCGGAAAGTGTCGCGCCCGTGAGCATGTCCGTTAAAAGGCTGCTGCTGAACGTCTCGCTTGCTGTTGAATAGCTCGTCACGCTCTCGTCAAGCGCAGTTTTGAAGCTATTGACTTCTGTGTATGCGTTCTTGAAATCCGTGCTTAATCCCTGCACATAGCTCTGAATGGCAGAATGGTCAATCTCTGCCGTTCCAAAAGCCTTTGCAAAGTCCGCCTCTTCAAGCTGTTTGATAGCCGCTGCCGCCGCCGTCAGCGCAACAAGCCCCAGCCCGATACCTCCGGCCGGTGTCAGTGCATATCCAATCAGGCGGAAAGCGCCGCCCGCAAGAAGGAGCGCCGGTCCCGCACCTGCTATCACTTCAAGGCCGGACACAAGGGCACTGAATGATCCCTCGTCCATACCGGCAATACTGTCCACGATCCCGCCGATCCCTTCAAGGGCAGATTCAAGCTGCGGCGCAAGTTCTTCGCCGACCGCCTGCTTTAAGCGCTCAACCTTGCTCTCGAATGTCTCAATCTTGCCGTCGAGAGAGTTCATCATGGTTTCAGCGGCATACTGCCCGTAATCCGCCGCATCTCCGCCCATCATGGCTTCATACAGCCCATCGTAGCCCTCTGCCGCTCCGCGAAGGAGCGTCAATGCTTCTGTGATGGTTCTTGTTGGAAAGATAGAGCTGAGTATTTCAAGCGCGTCCTGGTTCTTCTCGATATTGTCGAATCCGCCAGCAACTTCTCCAAGAGACAGGTACAATTCGCGGTAAATATCCAGAACGCTCTTTAGGTTGCCCTTTTCATCAAAAGCACTGAATCCGGTTGCCGCAAGCCGCGCATTTGCTGCCGCAAGAGCGGAATCATCCATAAGAACCGCTGCTTCATCGCTGGTTGCGCCAAGCTCCGCCATAGCTTCTTTGGCTTTCTTTGTCGGTGCGACAAGGCGCATCATCGAGTTGCGAATCAGCGTACCGGCTTCGCTGCCTGTCTGGCCTGCGTTTGCCGTTACAGCAATCAGCGTCATAAGTTCTTCCGGGTTCGAAACAAAACGCATTGTGCTGCCCATTCGCAGCATGGCGTCGCCAAACTCGCCGATTGTACTTGCGCTCGAATTGGCGGCAAAAGCCCAAATATCAACAAAATCCCCTATGTCGTTGACAGATTCAATGCCAAGGGAATTTGTTGACTTCACGATGTAATTGACTGCTTCTGAAAGGTCAAGGCTTCCCGCCTGTGCAAGTTCCATCGCGGCAGGCATAGCGGCAAGGATTTTTTCTCCATCCCATCCGGCGTGGGCCATTTCGGAAATGGCATTCGCAACGTCATTCGTGTGGAAAATTGTCGTTGCGGCCCACTCTGTCGCGGACGCGTCGAGCTGAGACATGACGCTGGACAGTTCCTTTGTCCCTCTGCCGTAAGTCGTCGAAAGTGCGACTTCGGCATCCTTCATGCTCTTTTCGTATTCGCGGTATATGTTGACGGAATCTTTGCCGAAATTGATAAGCTCCTGGCTAAGTCCGTTCACCATGGAGCCTAACTGTGTCAGTGTGGAGCCGACTGCCGAAAAGCCGTTTCCTACTGTCGCGTTTATGGCAATAATGGTTTCAAGCGTCTGCGCCACTAAAATTCACCGTCCTTTACAAGCAGCACTAAAAGCCGCAAATTATTCTTCCTGTGCCGTCGCTGAAAATGAAATAATAGACGCGCTCCCCGGGCCCAAAGGTTGTCCCTTCTTCCAGCGCCATCAGCGGCGGCGTTATGATCCCGTCGCGGTCCAGGGACGCGACCGTATAGCCGCCGTCCTTTGCTTCACGGATCGTTCCGCGTTCGATAATTCCTTTTTCACGTTCCATGGCATCCTCTATCGAATCGACCAGATGCAGCGCCGCATCGTGGCCGTAGTGGTCAGGTTAATCATGTCATGCTCCACCTCGTCAACGATCCATTCGCCCGTTGCGTCCGTGTCGCCGTCAATATCTATCCGCGTCATGGCGGTAAGCCCTGCGTTGAAGGTATTCCCCATCACAAGGCTTTCGCACTGACGGTTAAGGGAAAAGAGCTTCCCCCGTGCCCACCTTCCGGCTTGTATGTCATTCATCACCGGGAGCGTACCGCTGATTACAAGTTGCATGTGGCTTTCCGCAACCGCTTCATCTTTTGCCGTCGCGCACGCGTAAGGCGTTTTGATGGTCAGCTTTTTGTAGCTCGTGCCATCCCTGCGGTACTTCGTCCCCTCCTGATTTGCTGAAAGCGTGACGATCTGTGAGGTGGTCCGGTCCTGCGCATATTCATAGCCAATCGCCATGAACTTTCCGTCCAGGCATTTCAGTGCAGCACTTTCAAGCGTGAGCAGGCGGTCGAGGAATGCGGCGCACCCTTCATCGTTCCGCTCGATATATGGAATAACTATCTGCGGGTCAATGCCTATAATCTGGTAGTCCATTCCAGATACCGCCGCGCACGCCCTCATAATTTCCTCTATCGTCCGGTTTATGAAACTTGCGTTTGCTTTGCTTCTTGCCCTGCACGGAAGGGAAGTCGCCAGAATACGGAATTTCCCGTCTTCCGGCAGAATCTTGTTGACGTACATGATCCCACTGTCATAACCGCTGTGTGCAACTATGATTTTGTTGTCTTCCTCCGGTCCCCAGCTGTACCAACCGGCGGCGTTCCCGAACTCAATTTCCAGGCTGTCGCACCGACCGCCCGCCGTGTCCCGGACAATGCAGGAATTAACCCGCACCATGTCGGTAATGTCCGTCCCCTGGTAATACACTTCCATGAACGCCGCCCTCCCTTCTTTCCGCGCGTTCGCCGCAGTTTAATTGTTCCTTCGCTTTTCAAGGACCCGGCATATCGTCAGGTAAACCTCGTAAAATCGCGTTATTTTCATGTTCATAAAATCAGCAATCGACGTGTGCGTTATCATGCCTGCCGTTATCACCTTTTCGAGATACGCAGATGCCCCGCCCGCGTCGAAGCGGAGAAAAAAAGCGTGGCAAGCTGTACCGCTTCCACGGCATCGGTCATTCCCATGCGCTCTATGATGTCGCGGGAATCAACCTTCTCTGTCTGTTTTGCCGCTGCTCTCGCGAACAGCGCCAAAGCCTGTCTGTATGTGATCCGGTAAATCTGCTGCGCGTTCGGGTCGGAATCCATCGCGTCCGTGTATTCCATCCCGGTAAGCTCTGTGAAGTCATATGCAAGCTCCTTGATTTCCTCGTCTCCGGCAAGGATCGGTGTTTCAAGTTCAAGCCGCCCTTTGCCTGCGCTCATGGCTTCGTTTGCTTCCTTGCTCTTTCGCTTCCTCTCGGCAAGCTGCAGCTCCATAGTGGTTTTCAGTTCTTCAATTCTCTTTTTCTTTTCTTCTGGCGATTCCGCCTTTTCTTCGGCATTAGCCTTGATCTCTTTATTTTCTTCCATGTGGATTTCCTTTCGTAGGATAGGGCAGGAAAACATATGCTGATGCTTCCCCGCCCGTTTGTCTCTCGTTCCCTCTTTCGGTTATTTCAAGAGGTTCTGCACGGAATCCGTGTAGGATTTTCCGTTGTACTTGATAACGCCCGCCATCGCGTCAATGATCGTAACGACTTTCCCGTTGACTTCTTCCTCGTACCGCAGAAGTGAATATTTCTCCGTGCTGCCGTAGGGCGACCCGGTTTCCACATCCCCTTTCTGTGTCTCGGCGTGAGCGCCGGTCAGGCGGAATTTCACACTCTCATGCTCGATATCGCCCTGTTTTGTGACGTATCTCTGACGAACAGTGCGGAACTCGTGTACGTGCTTTCCGGGTGTTCCCAGATACTGCGAATTGACGCCATTGTTGTGGTAGATCGAATAGTCCGCCGCTTCAAAGTGCGTCGTGTCCGGGATTTCCACGGCCATAGTCATACCCGCCACGTCAACCTCAATGGTCTTATGCTTCAAGGTGGGAAGTCCAACCTTGGTAACATCCTCGACCACTTCTTTCCCGTCTAAGAGCCTGTGGTCTTCGACGTTGCAATATACTTTAGCTGGCATTTTCTGTCCCTCCTTTACTCTTCTTCAAAATATGTGGCAAAGCCATCGTCCGTCCAGTTCACCTTTGCGGTCAGGGACTTCGCAAGCGGTGTCGTAGTGACGTTGAACGCAAACGACCAGTCGCCTTTGAGGATATCCGCCCGTGCTTCTGCATCAGCATTCAGCACGACTTCACCGAATGTCAGCGCTCTGATCCCTTTCAGCGCGTCAAGTCTTGTCTGCTCCTGCGAAACAATAGTCTTGACGTCGTTCGGGGTAAGCGGCTGGTCAACATCCAGCGTCCGGCGATCCTGGAAGTCGTTGCTGATGTAGTAGAGCATGAGCCGGTTGGTTTCGGCGACGTTGATCTGTGTCGCGTTGTCCTGGTTGTAATCCGCGCTGTGAGCGCCCCAGATAGCCCAGCGTCCACCGACGTAAGCCGCCGATGCAATGCCGTTCTTGTTGAGCTTTTCGTTGATGATATCATCGCCGAAAATGCGTCCGGCATAAGCTTCGCCAAGATAAAGGTTTTCAATCAGGCTGCATTCCGTGTTGGACGCGGAACGGTACGGCACGCCGTCCTGTGCAAGCATAAGCTCCTGGAAGTTCGCCGCCGCAAGCACGGAAAGGTGGTACTTCTGCCCGTCGATGCCGGAAGCAAGCGGGAAATATACCGTCTCGTTCTCGTGCGTGTAGCCATTCGCTGCCTTGAAGGTCTTCGCGGTATCAAGCGTGATAGCCGTCTCGCCGTTGACAATCGGGAGGTCAACGAACATGTAGGCATCCCAATGCCCGCCGATTTTGACACTGTTCTGGTACAGCGCGGCATGAATCGTGGGAACGGACGAAAAGCCCGGTGCAAGCAGGTAAGCCGGGATGAAGCCGGTGACCTGGTATACATCCTTCACGGCGAAAGTGCCGGTGTTCAGTCCCATGCCATCGGTGCTGCCGATTACGTCGCCATTCGTGACCGCACCGGGGTTGATGGTGTCGTACGTGATGGTCAGCGCCGCTGTTCCCAGGGAGCCGCTTGTCACTTCCTGGATTACAATGGTCTGCTTGTCTACGTTGTAGGCAATGTTGTAATCCGTTCCCTTGACCTTTGCTGTGTTGCCCGCCTTGACAACCACCGTGTCAAGAATGATGCTCTCGGCGCTCGGAATGGTGACCTGCCCGTTTTCCGGGGTCTTTGATACGGTCGCCGGGTCGGTTGCCTTGTGCTTTGCGGGATCAAGTACGTTGATGAAAACGAGCGGTCCCACGCCCTTGTTTTCGAGGTGGACATGCATCGCTTCACAAAGCGTATAATCCGCCCAGTTGTCGGAGTAGCCCAGATATTTCCGCGCTTCCACAATGTTATTGACGAGAATCGGCACATTGACGTTGCTTGCGCCGCCCTCTACGGTATGCACGGGGGCTGTTCCGATGTACACAATAGCGCTCTGGCTCTCGTCGGCGGTCCTTGTCCCGACGGCGTTGATCTGGCCATATGCGCCATGCAGATATTCAGCCATAGTCTTTAATCCTCCTTACAGTAAAAATTTGTCGGTTGATGGTGTGCCGTGGTCGGCATAGCCGTTAAACGACACGTTGATAAAGCCATAATAAATCGGCCGCCTATCCACGACGTAGCTCTGGTCTGTGTAGAGAGAGTACATCATGGTTTCTTCCTCCACGGATAAATCCGTATTCGGGATCATCTTGTCGCGCAGAAGCGCTTCCTTGCAGTCGTCCATCCAGTCCAGGAGAGTAAAAAGCCCCTGCTCTGTCCCCTCCATGATGAGCGACATATCAAGCCCTTTCCCGTGTTCGTCCATGCTGTCGATAAACCCGGGAAGTCTTACGCCCGGTTCGTAGACCGAAAACAGGATGCTCACAGAAAGGTGTGACCCCATAAGGGACGGCCTGTGTACGTTGTTGTAGCGGTCGAACCGCTTTTCCTCCATATACTTCGCGTACGCCGGATTTGGCATGATGATTATGCCGGGGCATACACTTATCGGGTCTTCCTGCAATATTCCGGTCGAATCCATGCGCGACGGTGCGAACGCCAGATAACAGCGTGGCTCCTGCCGCACGATCTCCCCGATATTCATGTTTGCTGCCGGGGCTTTCATCATGCGCCCCTTGCAAAGGTTTTTTTCCACCCATGCTTTAAGTCCCTGCAATCTCTCTACTGTACGCATATCAGAACTCCCTCGGATCAATCGCAGTCAGATAGATGCCGATCACGCCGCCGTTATGGACCACATCCAGCACTTTCATGGGCTTCCTGTCAAACATGACGTGCGTATTCGGCTCCGGTTCTTCCTCGCCGGGAAAATCGGCAAGCGGCGTGTGAATAAGCAGCGTCCTCGTGTTGTTATCCCACGAGATATCATTCACGTTGTTATTCTTACGCTTTAGGGCTTCTTCTTCGTCCGGCACGCATACGATCTCGTAGCCGTTCCAGTAATGGGTTTCCGCGAAATGATCCTGCCGCATGAACGTGCGGTTTATGTCATTTGCGATGCGGTCTTTCAGCGACAATGCTACTCACCTTTCTTTCCGGCTTTGGTTTTCTTTGTTTCCTCTGCTTCCTCCGGCGCATTCATCGGGAAGTCCTGCTCACTTACGGGTACTGCTTTCCCCTGCTCAACCAGCCTTGCGCCGTAACAGTCGTTGACCTCGGCAACCGCCCCGGTCTTAATGTATTTGACCTTCAATGCTTATTTCCTCCTTCCCGTCTGCTTCTTTGCGGATGTGCGGCGGGTGGTCTTCTTCGGTTCTTCCTCAGTTTCCCCCGCTACGATCCCGGACATGACATCAATCTCAGGTGCTTCCGCTTCGTCGTCCGCTTCCTCTGCTGCATCCTCGGTTCCCGGCTCCTCGCCCTCTGCCTGCTGCGCTGCGTCCTCTGCGTCCTCTGTCGCATCTTCGGTATCCTCCGGCACCTCTTCCGGCTCTCCCAAAGACGCGGGGGCAATCTCTTTAATCGCCCCCGCAGAAAGCAGCCATTCAATCTTGCCCTGCGGCAGCCCTTCGGGGATTTTCTCTCCCCTCTTGAGCATCTTGCCGTTAATACGGACATAGTGGTTAGCTAAGTACATTCTTTGCCCTCCTTCGATCAAAGCACGGTTGCAACAGCCCATCCGTCCACGTTGGCCGGTACGACGGTCGGGCAGCTCGTCAGACGGTTCTTGATAGAGTTTCCGTCGATGCTGCCGTAGCAGAGCGGAACCTCTTTCTTGATATAGGTCTTGTGCCGTGCGTTCGCGCCGGTTTCCTCAACCTGCGTGACGGGTCCGTGATAGATGTTCAGCAGGTCGTGGCTTCCGGCAATCAGCTTGCCGTCCGGGATCAGCTTCTTTGCCTGCCCGTCGTCGTCGATGAACGTGCCGGACAGCGAATACAGCTCAACGCCGTCGGAATTGTAGCCGATGAAGCGCAGGCCGCTTCCGCGATAACGGGTGTTGATCTTGCCCATATCGGCGTTTCTGCGGTCGTACTGGTCGATGAAATCGGAATTGTGGAGCATCGCGCTTGCCACGTCCGCCGCCATTACGATCATTTCGACGTTGCCGAGACCGTCGTACACAAGGTCGAAAATCTCGTGCATATCGTCGTCGATCTTTGCGCCCGCCTGATCCCACTTAGTATCCGGCGTGAAGTTGTTTGTGAAGCCATAGTCAGCAATCATAGTCGGAGAAACGCCGCGTCCCTCGTTGGTGTAGGTGAATACGGACAGCTTACCGGTCAGAAGAACCTGGCGGACCATCCATTCGCGGCGGCGCTGGATTGCCTTTCTCATGTCCATCAGATCGCGGGCAAGAATCTTCTTCTCGCGTTCCTGCGGAGTCATGGCCCCAAGCACTCTCTCGCCGAATATCCTGCCTTTGAGGTTGGAATCCTCGATGATGCGTTCCGGCGCGATGCAACAGAACCCGATTTCGCGGGTTTCAAATCCGTCGCGGTCCATCAGAACACCGCCAGTTCCCGGATGTACGGTCGGAGCCATGCGGCGGCTTCCCTTTCTGTAGTCATAAATTGCCTTATCGTCCTCGACGGTTCCTGCGTCGTGGCCGAAGAAATCATAAAGCACGCTGTACTCGCGGGGCATCAGGTCGATTGCCGCAAGCTGCGCTCTGGTAGAATAGATATCCATGAAGTTTTATTCTCCTTTCTTTTTTCTCGAAAATCAGGAACCGGACACAGTGTTTGTGAAGGTTCCCGTGGATTCCTTCTTGTCAAACACGATGTTCTGCCCGCGAAGGATCGCCTTCTGCGCGTCAGTCAGCGCCGCTCCTGCCGCCAGCTTCACAGCGCCGTCAATGAAGCATCCCGCGCGGTATGCTGCCGCGTCCTCTGCGGTTGCCGTCTCGCCCGATGCCGGCGCAGTTCCGGTCGCGACGTCCTCTTTCAGCACGACAAGCTGGTTGGTTGCCACCACATTTGCGGCGGCTGCCGGGGAGTAAAGCCCGGACGCTTCACGATACATCACGGTTCCTGCTGCGACTTCTCCATTGCCAGGCTTGCACGGAATTGCAATCACGTCCGCCCCCTGCGGGTCGGCAAGCAGATTTGCATAAGTGCGGGTCCCGATGGTGCTATACAATTCGCTCATTCGTTTTGTCCTCCTTTCGCATAATCAGAACATCCCATCAGACATGCCGTTGTACTGCTTCGCGTACTCCGCAATATCCTTGGCATTGTCGGTGATTTCCTGTTCCTCGTTGTTCCCGTTGTCCTGCGGCGCTCCACCTGCCACATCTGCGGCGGGCGCTGTCTCCTGCTGCCTTGACGTAATGAAGGAAGTTCCCTTCTCCTTCTGCGCCTTGACAACCTGTTTCTGGAAGTCCATAGCGGACATTCCGGTTGCTTTGGCCTGTTCCGCCATTTTCTCGTAACCGGGCATGGTCAGCGCGTCAATGTCGGAAAGGCGCTCCCTTTCTGCTGCTACGGCTTCCTGCTGTACCTGCGCAAGCAGGGCCGGGGCCTCTTCTCGGAGCTGGTCTACAGTTGTGTCCTTGGTAAGTTCCACTTTCTTTTCCTCCTTTGTGGATTTATTTTCAGTCGGCACCCCGGCAACAGGAGTTCCGTCACTGACAGGATTATTTGCGCCCGGGACTACGCATTCATGTGCGTTATCCCCGAACAGCTTTACATTTTGCAGCGCATCAAGTGCCGGTCTGAATGCTTCATCCGCCGTTTCCTTGACGGTGACGGCTTCCGGCACATCTCCATAAACCGCGTTCATCAGCGCCATATCGCGCTTTGTCACGCAGGCGGCTATCTTCTCCGTGGCAAGCAGTTCGTCACAAAAGCCGTAGTCTACGGCTTCTTTTGCGGTAAACCACGTTGTCGCGTCCATCCACTCTTTGATCTGGTCTTCGGTCTGTCCGGTCTTTGCCGCGTACATCCCGCGAAACTGCTGCTCCATCTTCCGCAGGTGTTCCACGGTATCTTCGATCTCGTTTGCATTGCCCCATGTGATCGTCATGGGGTTATGGATCATAAACTCACTGCCCTCGGCAATCACTACATGAGCGCCGGGGATTGTGGCAAACAGCGTCGCCGCAGATGCACAAAGCCCCTCGACCATGACGCGCACCTTATCGAATCCGGCATTGATAACCATGCTGCGCATGGCAACCGCCGCGTAAACTTCGCCGCCCGGTGAGTTGATACGGATATTGAGGTTTTTTGCGCCGTTCTTCTTGGCTTCTTTGAGCGCCTTGTCAAAATCGCCCGTGGACGTTTCATCGTCCCACCATTTATCCGACACGATCTCGCTGTAAACCATGATCTCCGCGTCTTCTCCTTCGGCTTTCATGGTGTAGCGGATGCGGTACTGCTCATTCGCGGCAGCCATCAGAAACCGTCTCCACACGCGCCTTTCAAACATCGGGCGCGGGGCTATAATTCTATGCTTTTTCGGTGGCATCACTCGTCCTCCTTTTCTTCGTCGGCTTCCTCGGCAAGCTCCCTCTGCAATGCAATCTCTTTCTTGCGCTGTTTCATGATCTCGTCAAAGTTGTTGCCGTTATACTCGCTGGCTTCCTGTTCCTGAGTGGATATGTTGTTCTGGATACGTGCCGCCGCTGCGTTCACTTCTTTCAGCGGGTCAACATGCCCCATGCTTGCCCCCATCCAGATACAGCCGCACCACGCCTGCCGCACTGCTGGATCGTCGAAAAAACCGGGCGCGTCAATGCGTCCGGTTGCCACGGCTTCGGAAAGCCACTGCTCATATACTGGCTGATTGAAAGCATTGTTAAACCGCGTCCGGTATAGCCTTACCGTCCGCCAAAAGTCCAGAAGGGCGGCTCTCGCCGCCGTGTAATTGCTCTCGTACTTCTTGACCAGCACTTCTTTCGGGATTCCCATACTGGAAGCAATGGTCATGATGCAGGTGTTCACGAATGATTCAAATTGCGTATTGCTGCGCAAGGGGTTGACCGTCTCGATCTTCTTGCCCGGCGGCAGGTTGTAAATTGCTCCCGGCGCAAGCTCAATCTGCAATTCATCGTCCGTCACTTTGTCTTCGTCATTCACGGCATCTTCCAGCCCGAATTTGCCGTCGTCCTCGTCGCTCACGATAAAGGCCGTCAGCATGGATGAGACCACGTTTGCGGCAAGTTCCGCGTTCATGTAGCGCGTGAACTGTTTTAACTGTTCAATCTCCGCAGACACAAACGGAATGCCGCGCCGCTGTTCCGGCCGCTCAAACGTCATGACGTGCAGAATATTCGGATAGCCGGTATCGCGCCCGAAAGCGTCTATCGCCGTCCAGGTTAATTCCGCGTTGTTGGAACCGGCGTTCGGACTTCTGCTGGCGATGTGGTACTTGATAACCGCCCCCTCGCGGTCGATCTCCACACCGTCAATGATCCGCCCGCCGCTCTCCGTCTCCCGGCTTTCACTGTCGCCGGATGAATCGGGATTGCATACCCGGTCGGCTTCCAAAAGCCGTATAGTCGTCTGATACGGTGTCCGGCGGTTCTCCTTCATGCCAAACAGTGCGAACACGTCACCGCTCATCAGCATGGACAGGAAAGCAAGGTTCTGCAATCCGTAGAAGTTCTGCTGCCGTTCCGCGTCGCACATGGAGTTTTCCGCCCATAGCCGGAACTCGCGCAGAATGTTCCGCTCCGCTTCTTCCCTCTGCTCGTCAGACATTCCCAGAAAATCGCCGTCAATCTTCGGCTTTGGCTGGATGCCCCACCCGACAACCGATGTGGTAAGCGTCTGCGGTCCGCTCCTTGCAAGACCTCCGCCCGCGTATAAATCACGCGCCCTCTGCCGCAGGGTAGAGGAATAAAGGTCTATGTTATCCTCCGCGTCCCCAGCTTCAATGACCCACCCGATAAGGCTGTTAAGCGTCCGGCTTGCGCCGTGGCTCCCGTAGCTCATGCGCGGGGTTTCCATGCCGGAACGTCCACGCCCCGGACTTCCTAATGCTTCTTTCTCCTGTTCTTTCTGCATTCTCCGGTTGTATGCTTCCGCTCCCCTTTTCGGGCTGAAAAGGTAAAGTGCTCGCTCCCGGATATTCGGGTCTTTGCTGTTCATGTGTCACGCTCCTTTATAAGTCCCGTGGCACTACTCGCGCCACCCGTTTTGTTCTCACTGCGCCGGAAAGGGATTCGACCACGTTTGAAAAATACTCAATCTGTCTCATCAAATCGTCCAGGTCAAGCGCCGTGTATTCCCTCGTCCCAATCCGGTAGCTTTTTGCCTGCCCTGTGATAAGCTCCTTATGCGCTTCCTTCACAAGGTCAAGCATTGTCCTGGCTTCCGTCAGCGTATATGCCACATTTACCGCCATGCTCAATCCTCCTTCGCCATGTTCCCGCCATTTATGCCGGGAACATCATACTTTGATACCACGGCTTACAACATGGCGCTGTTTCCGCTTTATTTCCTCCGTCTTCGTGATGATCTTCGGCTCGTCCTCGCCGTTTATCACCCGTTCCAGTTCGTCAAAATGCCAATTAAAATAGCGGTATGCGGCGCGTGCGTAGTTCCGGCAGTCAAGCGGCTCGTTCCGCTCGTATACCTTTTCCCATGCTATCGTGCTTCTCCCGCTTCTCCGGTGCATAACCATCTGCTCGGAAATAAGACCCTTGAAATATTCCATGTCGTAACCGGCGCGGTAGTCTATCGGGAAGTGCATATAGCTCGGTCCTGGCTCTGTCACGCCCGCTTCGTACATGATCCCTTCTTTTCCCTGGTCAACGCCAAGGATGAATTTCATGCCCTCTTTCGCGTTTGCCCGCTTCATCGGCCTGCAATATGGTTTCCCCTCGCCCGGTTCGCCCTTGATGGGCCATATCCTCTTTGTCTGGCGCTTTGCGCATTCCCGGTATACCTCCTGCGTGAAATGTCCGCCGGAGTCGATGAACGTTGCGAGTATGCGCATCTTCATTCCGTTTTTCAGTTTCCATTGCCTTGAAAGCAGGCTGTCAATTTCTTCCCACACTCCGGGCGCGTCTGCCCTTCCGGGTATGATCCCTCTGCTGATCCCCCAGCTCTGCCCGTTCCTGTCCCATCCGACAACCTCATATTCCAGACGGTTATCCTGCGTATCAACCCCCATTGTGAGAAGAAGAACGCCCGCCGGTATCTCCGCGTCGTAATGTTCGCGCCGCTTATAAAGTGCTTCATCAAGCCCGCTGTTGGTGTGTACCTCCCACGTTTCGCCAAGGATCGTGTTGTAAAACGTCTTTAGCTTCTCCGGGTCCTTATGGGCTTTCAGGAATTTCCAGACAATATCTTTCCAGTCTGACCACGGCGACATAAAAGCATTAAGCCGGAAAGAGCGGATGCCGTTGTCAAGAGCTTTCGGATTTTTGCTCACCCACTTTGCAGGCTGCCGCTTGACGATGTGTTCCGGTATCACCCGCTTGCACGTCGGGCATTCCCAGCCGACGCTAAGCACATGGTAATCCTCGTCGCCGCGCTCATTCTTGTAATTTTCCTTCTCGAACTTGATGTTCACAAACTGGATGAAGCTGAAATTGTGGCAATGCGGACACTCCGTATGCCATTCCTCCTGTGTCCCGTTCATGTAATCCGTCTCAATCTTTGATCTCCCCTTTATGGTCGGCGTGGATGTCTTTACGATCTTCCGGTTGTGCCGGAATGTCTCAGTACGCCTTTCGGCAAGCTCCTGCGGGTCGCCCTCTGTCCCGGCGGATGCCGGAAAGCGGTCTGTCTCGTCCATGAAGATATAGCGCACGGGTTTACTGGCAAGGTCCGCTGGGGAATTTGCCCCAATGATTGCAAGGCTCCCGCCCGGAAATGTCTTCATGGTGATTGTGTTTGCCGCGTCGCGGCTCCGCTGCTTGAATACCTTCTCCCTAAGCGTCGGGCAGGCGTTAATCATAGGCTGGATTCTTCGCTTTGAATAATCCTCCGCCACCTTGTCCGTCGGCTGCACATAAAGCATCGGCCCCGGATCGTTATCAATCGCGCACCCCAGCATGTTTAGCTCGATCTCTGATTTTCCAACCTGGGCGGATGCCATAATGACGATCTGCCAGATACCCGGCTGCGTGAAGCTGTCCATAATTTCACGCTGGTACGGCGCTCTGTCTGTCCTCCACGCACCCGGTTCTGCGGAGGATTCCGACACAAGCACGCGGTTTTCGTCCGCCCATTCCGACACGGTTTGCTGCGCGGGCGGCCGGAACATGGAGTATGTGTAGCGGGCAAGTTCCGATATGGCACTCATGCGTTACACCTCCCCGTCTTCGTCCTCCCCCTCGCTTTCTTCGTCCACTTCGCTCTCTGCCGCGTAGGCGGGCAAAGGCGTTTCGGCGATGTCGTTTAATATCTTCCGTATTTCCTCGTCGATGATGCTTGAAATGACTTCCACGTTGTCCATCATTTGCACCATCGGTGCAACCTTGCTCGGCAGGTGGATCAGGTTTTGCATAACCGTATTCGCGATGTCGCCCCATAGCCGCCGAACGTCTGTCACGTCGATAAGTTGCCCTCGCATACGCGCTACTTCAAGCTCCGTCTTCTGTGTTTTGACGATCTCGTGCTTTGCCTTTACAAGGTCCAAATCTTCCCAATCGTCCGGCGTTTCCTGGGCTACGTTGTATTCCACCCATTTCTGCACAAAAATAGCGAGGTCGTATTTTCCACCCTCGCCTTTCACAAACAGTTTCTTGCCCTCCGGCAAATCCCTGTCGATATCATATAATCGTCTGTATGTATAGCCCGCTATAGTAGCAAGCTCTTTCTTTGTCATTGAAACGCCCATTATCTGCCACCCGCAATCAGGCGCTGAAACTCATGCTCCATGCGCTGCTGCATATAGGTTTTGATGTCGTTTTGCACGTCCGGTTCGCTCCGGTTCATCGGCATCTGGGGTATCGCCATGCTCTCAACCTTCATGATCGGGAAACGCTCTTTTGTCTTTCTGGTGAACGCTACGCCGCCAAGCTTTGAGCCAAGGTTTCTAAACGGCGGATTTCCGCCGTAGCTTCCTGGCATATGTGCCGGAAGGACGCTTGCCCCTGCTTTAACCACTCTTGCCTTGACTTTATATTTCCTGTGCAGACTGTTCCACCCATGAGCGCCGCCGGAAGCTTTGTACCTCCCTCCGACCGATCCTCTGTGATCCCTGATCGGTATTGTGCAGCCAACGCCGCCGGCACCACCGGAAGACACTCTCGCGCCGCCGACCGACCGTGAAATATCTCCCGCTTTCGCGTGATACTGTTTCGGCAAGTCCTTCCGCAGTATCATTCTGACGTGTCCGCCGGTCCGGTTGAATATGCTGTACATGACCTGGTTAAACCGTTCCTGCGTGCAGACCGCCCGGAGACGTTCGATTTCATTCTGCAAATCAGACGCGTCAATCTCGATTGTAAACGCCTGTCCGGCCATGTTTTCCACCTTCTTTGCATAAAAATAGCGGATAACCGAAGTTACCCGCTCCTTAGAGTTCTTGCGACAATAACACATTATCACATTTGCGTTTCCGTTTCAACCGCTTTTTTCAAAACTTTATTTTTGCAAATCCGACCATTCATCTATCGCCGCTATAATTTCTAACATTCGATCCCTTGCTTCGATAATTTCTCCATTCTCATATTCTCTGGCTGCTGCTTGAATTGATGCAATAATCTTGTCGTCCTGCAATTCATCTTTTCTTATGTACCGCATTAGTCTCCTTTCTGCGTCGTTTTTCCACAAAACACCCCTTACACATCGGTTTTCTATTGCTCCATGATTCTCTTGCGCACGGTTGACCGCTCAATTTACATTTCCAATATGCCGTAATGCCCCAGCCAATCCGTTCTGCGTATTTCTGTGACTGTGCCATCACTCATCATCCTTTACGAGAATGTAGCGTTCCTGCCACTTTACGGCTGCCATGCAAGGTGCGTTTTCCACGCATTCCCTCGCCCGGTAAAATCCGTGCTTCGTCATGTTCAATTCTTTCCTAATCTCGACATCCGGCGCGTCCATGACGTACTTCATCACGACAAATACGCGCATGGTGTGGCTCTCGATCCCGTTCAGAATCTTCTGTGCCTTACGGAGCTGTCGCACGTAACTCTTACACCGCCGTTTGTGTTCGTCGTCAATCTCTGACAGGAGGGCAAAAGCTTCGTCAAGCCCTTTCGGCATTCCACCGCCACCCGGCATCCCTGTTAAATGCTGAGTGATATTGAACATCCTTCCCTTTTGCCACTCCCGCCGTTCCTCGATCTGCCGGATATCCTGCATGATCGTGAAAATATCCGCCAGTAGCGGTATGTCCTTGTTCCTGATTTTTACCGGCCCGCTGCCCTCGGCAGTCACGCTATCAGTTCCCATGTCGTTATCCTCCCAAAAGCGCGAGCGCTTGCGCTTTTCTGTGCTACTTTATAAATCCGCTTTTCCTTGCTCTCTCTGACCATTTATCCATCATGTCGTCCGCGTCCAGCTTCCCATCCTGCATGTCCATGGCTTCTTCCACACAATCCAGGCAATCATGCACGTAAAACGGCTGTCCGTCCAAAAATCCGCGTTCGGCAAGAGCATAGTCGCCTGTCCTGATCTTTGCCCCGCAATAAACGCAGGTTGTCTCTTTCCTCACGCTTGATAACTTCGAGGAAAAGTTCTGAATATCAACGTCCATGTCGTCCGGCGGCATTTCAAAATTATCGTATCGCTCCTTTGGATATTTTGCCCTCCGGCAGTTCTCGTTTCTCTTTCTGGCCATGTGCCAACCCTCCGAAATTTCCGAAATTCCTTAAGCACGCCACACCCGCCATGCTTCCCTGAGCAAAGACAGGGTTTGTCACGGCTTCTATTCTTCTTGTCTTCGCTGCCATTTCCGGCGAATAATAGAAATAATCGCCTGCATATGAACTGTTCATGCGGCCCTCCTACCATCTGAATTTCTGTGTAGAAATCCGCTTATCGGCGTTTCTTTTTCTCGCAGCACCCCCCCCGATAGAAACATAGGCTGTTCTCCGGGAATTGAGCATCATATCGACCGGCGACCCGCAGTTGATGCAGTTATTTGTCACAACCTCTGCTGTCTCGTTGGTGTAATACTTGTAGTGTGATC